ATCTATTTTCCCTATCAAGTCTGGGTCTCTAAAATCCTCACTACCACAATTAGTGATTTGAACAAATTCTGATCTATACTGATCCGTTTCTTTTCCGGACACTGAACCCTTAACTATAGAACCAGGGGTATATCCAAACCTATCACACATAAAAGCATCTACATTTTGAAGACACTCAAATGTTTTTACACTTGGGTCAACCCCCACATACCTGATATTCTTCTTTGAAGACCTTGCTCCCGTAAGCCTACCACCCCACCCACACGAAAAATCATATACTATGCCGCCTTCATCTGGGGTGTATCGCTCATATAAGAATTTAGCCACTGTCGGCTTGAAATTGCCGACGCTCTGTATACCTCCTATTGAACGTAAGCCGTACCTTATAGAGTGTGGCCATGCCCCAGAGTCCCAACGACAGGCAAGATGAATAGCTTTCTTAAATTTCACATCGTCAAAGAATCCTTCATGTGGGCTCATCATATTTTTGACAGGGGTATGATGCAAATGGGGCATGAAAGCATTAGGTACTCCCATACCTAGAAGATTTTGTTTTAAATGTCTACATGTTTCTGTATCTACACATGTCTCATCAAAAAACCCACCATCATATTCAGCGTCTTCTTCATCTGTATTGTCTATAAGGTCAGGGCTGGCAAAATTTCTAAGTCGATGAGCTTGTTTAGAATATTTCTCAAAATCTTTTTGATATAGATTCTGAATGATGTCTTCTACCCATTTGTCTATTTCCGGGAGTACCCCAAATTTCCAGGCAAATGTATCTCTTGTCTTAAATGCGTATGGGAAACCCCACACTAACCTATAGAAAGAAAAGATTTCTTCTACGTATTTTTCTTGTACATCGGATGGAAGCTTATCCCAATCCTCTTTAGACATCTCGTATTTCAAAAAATTGAAACGTGTGCCATATTGGTCAGGTTTTAATATATCAGGTATTATAGTTGGTTTGGGGTCTAGAAGTTTTATAGCAGAGTCAAGGATAGTTATAGGGGTAATGTTTTCACTAGTCTTCAGAAACGTCATCTTCATCCTCAGGTAATGGCAATGCTTTCGTTGCTCTCTTAGCCTCTAAGAACAACAAAAATCGTTGCCACCACGAATACTTTACTTTTGTATCATCTAAAACCCAAAGTAAAGTAGATATCTCTGGATGACGGTCCCTAAGCCACTCTTCATTATGAAGATCTTCTTCAAATTTTCTTTCTACCTCTTCTTTAGACTTTTTCAATAAAAATGCAGGACAGGCTTGAGCTTGTGTTATCGTATCACAAATGTCCACGTCCCAGTCTTCTCTTTCGACTCCAAGCATGCACAATCTAACAGTGACATCTTTTCCTGTTTGGTCTTTAAAGGTATGCTCTCTATTGAATTGGCAGTTACAAGGTTTACGTTTTAGTTGACTTCTAAAACGTTTGCTTAGCCTTCTTTTGCATAGGACTGATAGTCTTTTTCTTATATCATGTTCTGATTGCATGTATTAATCTTGTAGTAGGTCTTTGTCTAGAAAGACAACTTTGCCGACAGTCTGAAGTAAGTCTGGACTCAAGACTCGGTCAAAAGACCAAAATTCTGTTTGTTTGTTAAGTTTACTTAGACACGAAAACAGATCAGAAAAGTCTATATCCCCACTTATAAGTATAAATTTATCGTATTCTACGTATGTCTTTATAGCAGCGTCTAAAGACATACGTAGAAGATGACTATCATATTTCAAGGTGGTTTTATTTCCATCCTTTACCTTATGTCCGGTTCTAGGAGATATCCTATACCCTAGCCCTCTCAATAAATTCTCAAACCCGCTAGAATCAAAAGCATCTCCTCGTACAAGATAAACTATACGCAAAGATTCAGCGTCGTTCTGAAGAATTTTATCTCGAAGTTTTTGATAGTCTACTTTTCCGCCACTTAGTCTCTTGGCCGAGTAATATAAATTTTGTGCGTCAATAGCTACTAATGTCCCCATGACTATCTTTCACCTTTTTTAGAACAAGTGTTCGTATTGTGTCTTCTTTGGCGTCAGCTACATAAACAACATCAGCAGTTTCTGTAAAGGATCTCTGATGTGTAACAAATAGAATAGTCAGTCCTAAATCACGACATAACTTTCTAATCAATTTACCAAGTGGTTCTACGTACTCATCGCTAACCTGAGCTAGTGACTCATCTAATAATAAAACTGGAGCCAAACCCATTTTCAAAATAACTAATATTCTAAGCAACAAAGACTGTACTACCGTTACACTGGCACCAAAACTGTCTAAAGATTTACCTTCTGATTGTCCTTGTTCTGTTTTAAAGGATATCTGCAATTGATTTGATTTATCTACCAGCTCAGATTTAAATGTTATGTCTGTCTGGTCATGAAAAACCTGTCTCAATCCTTCAGTTACTACCTTATCAATCGAGTTAAGGTTCTCTTTTGCCATATCTTCTAAGAGAGACTTAAGCACTTCTCCGGCTTTAGACAGAACCCCTATCTCTTCTTCGTTTTGCTTTAGCTCTGTTTCTATGCTATGTAAATGTTCCAATAAGGTAGCCCTTTTCATTTCTGAAAGGGCTACCTTATTGCGTAAAGTTTCATATCGTTGTTGTAACATTATCTAGGAGACTTCATTAAAGCTAAGAAAAGAACTTTTGTAGATGTTATACCATTATCAGACAATTTTTCTAGTATTTTGATATAACTGAACTTTGCTAGAGTTAGGTATAGCGTGATGTCATCACCATCGAATTTGTCTATACCTTGCAATACGTATTTGTAGTTAAGGTTAAACTCAGCCTCTCCGCTTCCTTCGCTTCTATGAATCTTTATAGACTCAGAAGATGTTTTCCCGTTAGAAGAGGTAGCGGTGACATATATGGTAGAATTTAAAATATCGTCAGATCCATCTCCATCTTTCAATTGGAAAGATATACGATATTGATCGTTGTCCAAACTCCATTTTAATCTATTCAAAGCGCCTTTAATGGCTTCTTTATTCACACGGAAGATATGTGTACCTGTTTCTGCAAATAGATCTAGACCTTTCATTTCAGGGAAATCAAAAGCTACTTTCTTGAAGCCGTAATAGCTGTTATTTACATCAACTATGAAGTAATAATTATCTCCTTCTAACAAGGTCAAAGCCCCGTCAGATTTCTTAATGAAGGCGTTGAGGTTGCTAAGCTTATCCCCTCTTAATTTGAATGATCCCGCAAAATTAGATTGTCGGTATATAGCGACACTTTTTCCGTCTCCACTCTTTATTAAACCACCTTGGTCTCCCGTTTCTAAACAGCAAAGACCAAATCCAGGATTGCTTAGATTCATGCCTATGAATGGATTTGTAAAAGCAAAGGATTTTTCTAAATCTTCTTTTGTAAAAGTTCCTTTTACTCCACCTTTCTTAGCGGCTTCAAAATCATCACCAAAATTGAAACCATTCTGGGGATCTAATCCTTCTGTATTAAAGTCTGTAGAAGAAGCATCTGGTCGAATGTTGACTTGTTTTGTGCTGTCTTGATAAGATATATTCAAGTTACCATTTCCAGCGGCACCAAGAAAACCTAATAATTTAGCCCCTTGAGCTGTAAATTCTACAATTTTTCCATCCGCCACTTCTGTTGGGGCAAGATTTTGGATATGTCGATACCCACATAGCCCAACCGTTTTACCACCGGCTAAAACCTCACAAGAGGTTGGATGTACTCTAAATAAGAAATGTCCCGCAATAGGGTCTGAATCGTTTCCGCCTAATGCAGAAGAAATAGATTCTAGTGTGTCTTTGAATAATTGTCTGTCTACGATTAAAATCATTTTGTCTCCGGAATTGATTTAAGTATGTTTTCAGCTTTAGTAAGTTCTGATTCTAAAGTTTGCTTCGCTAATTCTAAGTCTGCTTTGAGTTTATCTCTCGTTTCTCTAAGTGTTGTCGGGTCATACCCAGCAGCACGTATTTCTTGTATTAAAGTATCTCGATTTTTAATGAGATTTTCTCTTCTGGATTGAAGCCGTATAAGTCTTTCTTTGGCACTATCTACTCTGGCATTTAGAGATAATATCTCCTGAGAAGCATCTGTCATGTATCTCCCCTAATCAAAAGTATGTTTATTGAACGTTAAGATTTTAAAGTAGGTCGGAAAATCAAAAAGTTATGATGTCAGATTTTGACAGAAGAGGGCTATTAGATTCTTCATATTTTTTTACTTGCTTTTCAGCTGCGGACTTTTTTCTAGAAAGTTCCATCTGTTGTCCTGCATGACATACAGACTTAAAATCACACAGATGACAATTATCAGGACTTGGAACAGGAACGAATTCTCTCTTCTTAATAGATTTGATACTTATTTTTAAGTCCTCATATAACCGCTTCACATCTTCTATAGAAACAGATACCCATTCTAATTCACCAAAGGTATAATATATCCAGGCAGTTTTATCAATAAAAATTTGATGTTGTAGATAATATAACATCACATACCACACCAACTGATCTCGTTTAAGGTATTTATTACGGTGTCTAGTAAGTTTGCCGTCTAGTATCATACGCTCAGAATCTTTTTGTATTACAAAGTCAGCTATACCATGTATCAATACCTTATCCAGCCAAGCTTGTATTTTTACTTCGGATCTAGAATATTTACCAAGCAGCTTTTGATCCTTGATAAGTTTTAACGTAGATGCAATAAGAGGATGAAGTGATTCTAATAAAGCTTCTTTAGATAATACAGATTCTGTCGCATTCCAGTCTATGGTTTCTTCAGAGCATATTTGATTATATTCTTTTATGAGTATTTCTTCTAAGGTCTTCTGAGTCTCTGATCCTCTACGCCATATCTCGTTGTTATAGAATAACTCGAAGACTTTTTGGACAGTTTTCCCACCAATGCTGTGGTAGGCATTATAGGGTACTATCTTTTTATCTACATATTGTAATCTAAAAGCCTCTGGACATTTCTTGTATAAGCTGTAACCACTCCAGCTCAAATGTTTAAGCCAGTGATAGTCTTCAGACGATTCTGTTTTCCAGGACATTTTCTCCTCTTTTTTGGTATGCTTTAAACATCATTAAGAAAGCATACGATTCTGTTGTACTCTTAGTTCTATTAATAATAAAATCCGTTAACCTATCAAAACATAGCTCCATATTAGGAGAGGGTACTAATAGAGTATTATCTACATGATTTCTAAGAGAATCTATTGCTAAATCTCTAACCTCTTTTCTGGTCAATCTGCTTTGGATAGGTATATTGAATTTGTCTAAAAAAGGTTTCCAAGGCGATGGAATATGTGCCATACCTTTAACAAAGGTGTACCGAAGATACAAATCTTTTAAGTCTTTCTCAAAGTTTTTGAACTTTTCTAACTCTACAACTTCTAGTGTATTATTTTGGTATTTTCCTATACAATAGAATCCCTCTTTAGCATATACACTCAATCCTATGAAATGGTCTTCTGGATAAGACTTCCAATATACCTCTTCTTCAAGAAGTATAGTAAGTCTCTTAGATAAACTATCTACCTGCTCGGACGGATTGTAATTCAACTTCAGCCTCCTCTAACAAAGAGGAAACCTTATGTTTGATGATAGCCTCGAGGTTAAGCTTTCCGAGCCTTATATCAATATCATTATCAGGTCCGTGGTTGTTAGCTTCTTTTCTTAAGTTTTCAATGAATTGATTGATTAAGACTTGTTCACGGTCGGTGCGTTCTTTTTTCTGAAAATCGAACACATCTCTAGAAGTCCCTATTTTAAGTTTGACTTGTTGTATTTTTCTTTCCGTCTTAGTATATGTACATATGACCGTCTTTGGTGTCCTCGTGACATTTTCTAAATTTAAAGCCCCTCTAGTAAGAGACCCTACGTTGACAAAATTCTTGTTATTTATGTTTTCTACACCTTGGTCTAAATGCCAATGTCCGAAAAACCAATCATCAATGTTCAATTTAGCTAAGTCAGAATATTTAAAAGTAGTCTCACCTGGGTAGCTTACCCCTACTGTGTTAGCATACCCGTGATAAGCCATCAGTAACCAGTCCTCAGACCCCTTTTGAATTTCGTCAAAGGCATTTAACTCTATATCTGGGTCAAAATGTTTGCCTATGATCCTAACGGCAACACCATCTTTAGATGTGAAAATTTCTTCATCCAACTTTAATAGATGTCCAGAACTAAACACTACACCTAAAGGTTTTTCAGGAAGAGTAGATAGGTTGTTGTGGCTTATGTCATGATTGCCTACTATAGAGTAAACTGGACAAGAGAACTCAGAAAAGGTTTCTATTAATCTTGCTACTAAGGCATGTCGTACTTTTGAAGATGTTTTCACATGGAAAACATCTCCACCTATCAAACATATATCCGCACCTATGACTTTGCACAATTTCTGTATTTGATGTATCTTATCAAAACACGCCTCTGTGTAATTATCTATCCTATTTATAGGAGGCTGGTCTGCCACATGCCAGTCCGTAGACCAAACTAGTTTAAATGCCATTCATGTCTCCACTTCTACCACATACTTCACAAGTATCTATTTGACTACGTAATTCCATAAGTTGATTAGAATATTGATTTATATTAGATCCTTCTATATCAATATTTAAGCTTGTCTCTTTCAAATCTTTGCTCAATTGTACAAAGTCAGACATAAACTTTTCCATCCGGACCACCTCTTTATGTCTGTCTAGAGCTGTTTGTGGTATTGAAATTATGCTTAATTTTTCCAAGGAGCTTATAGATAAATTAAAAGTGTCTAATTGATCTATCCATTTTGATAAAGTACGTATGTCATAGGTTTGTGTTATAGTGAAGGGTATGACAACAGTATTTAAAGGGGCATGGTATGCAATTGCTTCGTCTAAGTCGCCAAGTTTTTCTATCCAAGCATTTAACCTAGAGATAGACCTGGACATGTCTAAATCAAATTTCTTAGGTATGGAAACAACATCTATCTTAGATATTGTTTCTAAAATCTCAGTGCATCGTGTATATGACTCTGACCATCTATCAAGCCCGTATATCTCACCTTGAATATGTTTATGTGATGCATACAAACCATCTATATACATCATGTTTAGAGTATCCAAAGGATCCATATCCTTGACAGACTGCTTTGCTTTATGCAAGTCTTTTTCCCGTACCTTGATTATATTTTTGGCTTTACGCTGCTCCGATGCACTATTTCTAATAGCTAAGTTAACAACGTCTAACCTAGTAACCGCTGTCATAAGTTCGGTGATAGCTGTACCACCTTTATTCAATAAAAAGATAGAATCATGCCAGGCAGCGATCTGGGGTCTCATCTTTTCACGGTCTACCCACCATTCTTTGAACCCTGCATCTACTATTTCTGATGGGGGGTTGAACCCAACCCTACTGTACTCTTGAGTACCTGATGGAGTGGACACTATATAATCGTTGAAATTTTCTCCTTTTTTCCAAGTCCAATGTATGTCATTATATTCAACAGATACTATAGTATCTGTCTCACCTATACGGACCTTTTTGGTAACGGAATCATTGAACATTGACCCTTCAATTGCTCGAAGCAATGCTGTTTTCCCTGCATTTGATTTACCTACAATGACAGTAAACCCTTTTATATCGAGACTGACATCTTTGGCTGTTTGATAGTTTTGGATGCGTACTTTCATGGGATCCTATTTATGTGTAGTTTGATTTTAGAACGAGGATTTTTTGGCGGGAGTAGTTATTTAGTTAAGTACAGAGTCAATGTCCTCTAAAGATAACATTCCAGAAGCATTTTTCGGAGATGGAATGTCAGAATTTGATAGTAAAGACTCTAGGTCCTCACCAGCATCAAAGGATAATGTATCATCTGTACTCAACGCTACTGCGTTATCTTCCGACAGCTGAGATCTATCTTCGATGATTATGTCATCATCGCTTATCTCTGCATCTATCTTATTAACTTCAAAAGATGCTAATTTCTCACCTACCTGATCCATCAAAATACGGAATACGTCTTGGTGTTCAATCAAATATCTTCTGAATTGTTCAATACCTTGACGTCTAAAGTAGCCAGACTCGCCCTCTTTTCTGAAGGCATACCAAGATCCTTCTTTCTTAATTATCTTGTGCTTCTCAGCTACTTCGATAACAGATCTAGCATTGTCTATACCCTCGCCGTATCTAATAACGAACTCGCCCTTTCTCTTAGGGAATCCTACCTTGTTTTTATGACCCTCGGCACGCACAAAGTTAGAGATCGGAATCTTTTCTTTTTGACCTGAGAATTTGTCTGGTATCATCGCATATTCCACACTACCCGGTTTTAATCTTAGCCTAATAGTAGCGTAGTATGGAAGTGCTTTACCCCCTGACGTGGTCCAGTCTGGGCCAGCGTCATATTGACTTAGCTTAATATTATCTCTCATTTGGTTACAAAATAATAAAACTGTTCCAGATTCTGTAAGTGCTTTAGATATAAGGTTTAAGAATGAACTCATCAAACGCGCTTGTAAACCCATACCTTTTGAAGGGTCCTCTGGACCAGCTTCGTAAACCTTCTTAGGTATCATGGCAGTTACAGAGTCAATTATGATTATATCACTCTGTACCATAGTTGAATAATTATATGCTATCTGCGCTCCTTCTTCGAAGAAGCGCGGTTGGAAGAAGGCAAAAGAGTCTGCACTTAAGTCTAGCCCCATAGACTGAGCGTATCCTAAATGCATAGCGTGTTCAAAGTCTATATAAGTAGCAAAACCTCCTTCACGTTGAGCTTCTATACATGCCGCAATAGCTATGGTCGATTTTCCAACACTCTCCGGTCCAAAGACTTCTATAATTCTACCACGAGGCCATCCACCACACCCTAACACTTGGTCTAATACTATAGACCCAGAAGAAATCACTTCTATATCGGGTCTTGTTTTTGAATCTAACGGAACATATGCTTCGTCCATACCAGCTTTTTTCAAATGAGCTAAAGCCTTTGCTCTTTGCTCAACTCTCTGTTGCTTAGTCATTTTAGCCATCATTTTCTCCTGTTATAATAAGGTCCCCTCTTAAAGGGCTATATTTTGTGCTTGTTGCAAAACGGAAGAATCTTGCTTCTTCTTTGTAAATAATACCATCTCTGTCCACTACACCTTTTTTATCTCCCTTTGTATAAGTCTTTATTTTTGCAAAGACATCCCATTCAGAAGGGGTTAAATCCTCTTCCGGTATCAATTTGTCATAAAAATTCCAGAATCTAGATGCAAACTTGGATAAAAGGTATGCGTCAGCCTCGTCAGATTGTATTTTAAGTTGTTTTCTAATATCTTTTGGATAAGAAGCTACATCTACAATTGGGAAAGGATTTTTCTCATAACCAAGTTTTCGAATTTTTTCCAATTTGGTCGGAGAATTGTCATAATAATCTTTATGCTTCGGATATGTATAAAGATCCAGAAGATCCACTCTAGACCTTTCTTGCATGTCTGACTTAAACCAATCGCCGGATACAGTTCCAGACCCCCATACTTTTGCAAATAGTTGTAATTGGAGAGGTGCTACTAAAATTATATCTACTTTCTCGGTATACATTACTTCCATGTTATATACGTACAAAGCATATAGCTTCTCTTGGCTCCAAGCGCCGTTGGGGCCTACAGGAGGAGTTTCCATAGCGGCTTTTGTGATTTTGTATTTCTGAACTAAAGCCTTTAACGCATCTCTTTGATGCATGTATCTGGCGGGTTCAACTAAAGTTGAAGCAGTTTTCCATCTTCCTTTTTCTACCAGTTTAGCTATACCAGTTTGATTAGAATCATATACACTCCATCCATAAGATGATAGAGATGGATCAAGACCCAAATAAAGCATGCAAGTCCTCCAAAATACAAGAGGCCAAGAAGACTAGTCTTCTTGGCCTCTTGTCAATAGGTGTGGAAACAATTACGAGGCTAGATCCATGCCAGTTAACATATCATCAAACTCTCCTTCTGAGGATGGATCGAAACCGTCAGAAGGACCAGAGCTCTCAATGCCTAAATGTTCTTTTAGTTCATCAAGAGTCATTTCTTTAGCCAGATGTAGACTCTTAAGGGCAGCTTCTGCTTCACGCTCTATCTGAACCTTTAGCTTATCATTGCCCTGCCAAACAGAATCCTTACATGCAACATATTTTAGTTGCTGGAAGCCCTCCTCAATACATGTTATCTTCACGTCGTGGTCTTGTAGAGGCCACTCAGAATTCAACGAACGGAGGTCCTCGTATTTTTTACCAGAAAACACCCATTGTTTCACATCATAACGAAATGGCTTTTCTAAAATACCCATCTTGTCTGTGCCGTATTGCACTAACACTAACCCTAGACGGAAAGTAGCGGGTCCAAGTTTCTCACAGCACAAACCGTTCTTACAAACGATGTACTTATCTTTGAAATGTACCTTTGCCTTCTTAATACGGGTTGGAAAAACAAAACCTACACGGTCTGTATATCCTTTCCGTCCTTTATATCTATCTACTTTCTCACCACCTACGCTATCATCATCAAAACCGATTTCGTCATAATAATTATCAGCCATTGCATTACTCCATAAGGTTAAAGGTCTTTGACAGGATAGGCTTGACACACAAGGGACATTTTTAGGTCATGGTGCGTTTTGGCCTACATTTTTGGTCGTTGACTGTTTGTTGATGTGCAATAGTATCAACATCTATATCAACTTTCAGATTTAATCTAAATGCGCGAATTTTATTTTAGGAATGACTTAAGAAAGCACCAATATCTACTACTTCTTCATCTACAGAGAAGCTTTTAGAAATCTTTTGGTCTACAGGTTCCCGGAAGGTGAATAAGGTAGAATCTATTTCATCATCCATAGAGTTTACTTCTTGGTTTGACGAAAAATCAGTTTCTTCTATGGTTAAGTTGGTGAGAAAAGAATCTATATCTGTATCTTTGTTCTCAAACTCTTCGATAGTTGAAGTATTGTCCATATGTCTTAAAGCTTTGGGGCTTATTTCTTGAGGTGGTTCTTCAGATAATGGTAAAGATCCGAATAGATTTTCCATATCTTCTGCAGAATCATCCAATGTATAAGCTGGTTTAGCCGAAGTTTCTTCTTCAATGTCATCTGACATTAGTGGGTAGGAATTTGTTTTTGCAAATTCCATTAAAGAAACTTGCTTCTTGATGTCATTATTTACCCTGTTCAAACCTTCTCTTTTTAGTTCTACAGCTCTAAGAACATACAAGACATTTATTGATTGCTCCTGTAAGTCTGCCACTACTTCTGCTTGGTCTTTTAATTTAATGTCAACTCGAGCTTCTCTATCTGAGGAGGATTTACCTTTTAATACCCAGTCATCTAAAGCTATCAATTCAGACCTTTGTATCCTCATTGACTCTTTTTCAGTTGCGAGCATGTTTTTAACTTTTCGTTCTATGTCCAGAAAAGTTACCATCATTTGTTCTATGTCATTTGAAAAATCTCTACATTCTTTCAGCTTGGCATGAACATAACTGGGGCCCATGACTGTCGGGTCTTTTTCCAGACGTACAGTCATTGTATCCAATTTTTTGAATACAGTCTCTACCTGTTCGTTTAATATAAAATCAGGGACTTGAGAGACCGCAGTCTCTGAAGTATTGCTGTCCATCTTTATTCCTTTATTATTCGGTTAATTGCTTTGGAGTGTCTGATTCGGAGAATTTTCGTTCTAGAGCAGTAATGAGTTTATCGAAATTTCCTCTGCGTTTATTTAGATCCCTGTCTAATTGCTCTTTTGTTATGTGCCCTTTGGCTAAAGCGTCCATATAGGCCATTTCAGTACATTCACGAGATACCATCTTATGTACGAGATGCGCTTCTTCAAGCGTGAAATCACCTTCTAACGCCTTTACCGTAAGAGAAACGAACTCCCCATCACCTCTGCGTCCAGATGTTAGAGCACAGCTTACTGTCACCCTTTCGACCAATACTCGATTACGAAGATCTTTTGCTTTCATTGCGATGTCCTTTTCTAGTTAAGACCATGTGGACTATTTTGATAAATGATGGAACTACTAGAAAAGGACAGAGGTAGCTTTTTTAAAGGTGGGATTTACAGATCATCTTTGTCTATTATCAAATATTTATTTTCAGATCTCCAATAAATTTTGAACACGTAAAAACCTCTCCTTTTAAGGGAGGCAGCATAATCATGCTCTAATATATCTTGATCTGACAAACTTCCGATTGGATCAATGATTACATGTTTTCCGTCAAAATGTAAATCTTTGCGAACAGTTATTTCGTCAGATTTGACATTATTCTCCCAATCAAAATTTTCATCCGTTAACTTTACTTTAACACCTTCTCGAATAGTAAATGAAACCGTAGACAATTTCTGTGTGGAAATTAAATCTCTTGATAAGCTTTTTATAAGCGTAGATGCAGTCATATATATTGATCCTCCTTCTTTGGAGAAGATATTAATATTCTATGAATTAAGAATAGATAAGGATTTTAAACGGTCTCCAAATATAGTATTTCTTTTACTTACCCTATTGTTCCTTATAGCCTTATCAGCAGCATCCATTTGACCGTAACAAAGCACTTTCTTTTTAGCTCTTGTGATAGCTGTATAAAACAGATTACGTACAAGCTGTATAGAAAAAGATTTGACTATAGGAAGTAAAATTACATCCCACTGGGATCCTTGGCTCTTGTGACAGGTAATACAGTAAGCCAATACCAAATCACTTTGAGCGTCTCCATATTTAAAGACTGTAGGTTCTGGTGCTTCATCTATTTGAAACTGTATCGTACAGTCTCTCCTATCTATGTGTATTACAGTCCCTATGTCACCATTGAATACTTTGTGTTCATATCTATTCCTGGTGACCATGACTCTATCGCCAATCCTGAACGACTTTTTACCTAATGGTATACTGTCTTGACCTACATCTGGGTTTATGTCATCTCTAAGACACTCGTTAAGATTACTTACACCGAGCAATCCATCATGTCTGGGAGACAAACATTGGAAATTTACATTTCTATCATGCAAAGATTTAGCTGTACGCCTAATACGGTCTAGTAGCATATTATCATCATGAAGATGAATGAACTTAAAATCCGTGTCCCCTTTGTTGTCTATAATAAGAGACTCTCCTCTTTGAATTCTATGTGCATTAAGAATAATATCAGAAGCCTCCTCTTGTCTATGAATGGTAGACAAAGATACTACGGGTACAACTCCAGACCCTATTAACTCATTCAAAACATGTCCAGGTCCTACCGACGGTAATTGTGCTACATCTCCTACTAATATCAAAGTAGCATCCTCTCTAATACCTTGAAGCAATTTATAGAAAAGACTCATATCTACCATAGAAAACTCATCTACTATCACTAAATCTGCAGGATGAGGGTTAGACTCATGAAAATCCCATTTTCCATCCCCTTTACAACCAAGGATGCGATGTATGGTCCCAGTAGGTCTTCCTGTAGCTTCTTTTAATTTCTTAGACGCTATACCAGTAGGAGCCATCAAAGCTATCTTAGTAGTGAACCTATCGAACATATTTACTACTGCTTTGAGAAGGGTAGTTTTCCCAGTCCCCGGTAGGCCTGTGAGCACCATTACTTTACTGGTAAGAGCAACATAAATAGCTTGGACTTGTTCTGGACTAAATTTGAAAGGACGTTCCGAAGAATGTATTCTTTCATATTCTTCGATAAAAGACGCTACATCAAACTCTCGAGAAACAGTACCTACCATGGTACTAAGTGCCATAGCGGCACCCGTCTCATTATTGTAACTCCAGGAGCTATAAACACGTCCATTATCTAATACTATGGTATTTTTCAAAACCAAGTCATCTAAACACTCAGAAAAAGTTTTTGACGATACACTATCTAAAAGTTTTAGGGCTTGTTCTTGAAGTTCTTTCAAGGAAACAAATAAATGGCCTTCTTTACCGACCACTTCTTCAAGGATATAACGTATAACGGCTTTTATTCTAACGGGAGATCTAGGATCAATACCCATACGGGTAGCCACTTCATCCGCTTTCTTAAAACCTATTCCTCGTATATCCATTAAAACATATGGGTCTTCCGTTAGAATTTGTATTGCTTCATTACCCCATTTTTTGTATATACTCTCTACCATATTTGGAGACACATCAAAGCTCATCAAAAAAACACTTACATCTCGATAGTTAGAATTCTCAGTAAGGGTTCTATATATAAGGTCTTTTTGAGAGTCTGTCAAAAATGTCACAGTATGGATCTGTTTTGGATCCTCAGTAAGTATCTTTACTGTATTTTCTCCAAAATGTTCAGCAATCCTATTGGCGGTTATCCAACCCACTCCTTTTACATTTGCTTCAAGGTATCTTGTAATACCGGATACATCGTTTGGCTCTACTTCTTTTATAGCGGTTACATTTAAAGTGTTACCATATTTTTCATTCCTCTGCCATGACCCAGTAAATTCGATGTCCATATGTTCTCGTGGCTCTATGCCAACGAAAGTACCTTTGCATTTCATTTCCTCAGCCCCACATTTAGCTGAGAATATGCAAAAGTTTTCGTTTCGGTATACTATGCGAGTAATACGTCCTTTAAAGTCTGGCATGGACTGTCCTTTGAGAATTTGGTTTGTAGATAGATACAAGGAAGAACGAACAGGAAGGGTAAAGTTACTTAATAGAACATTTGTCTCGTATCTTTTCTAACGTTTTCTTTCCAATACCTTTAACTTTATCTAAGCCATTACAGGAAACAAAAGACCCATTCTTGGACCTGTAGTCTATAATAGCTTGAGCTTTTACTTTTCCAATGCCTGGAAATAACATTAAAGTTGATAAGTCAGCTGTATTGATGTTTATTTGGTCAGATAATACAACTTGAGTAGGTGCAGAGGATACAAGAATTGTTTCTGGGTAGGTATTGGAAGTTAAATCAAAATTATTAGCAAAGGTAGGGGTAGAGATAAAAAGAAGCACACATAACAGGATAAACCTAAGCTGCATAAAGTCTCCATATATAAGGGGTGCAAGGACTTAGCATACATATGGATTATTATTGCTGAATAGATTCGTACTCTACAATCTCCCATTCATCTAATATAACAATTTTCATTTCATAACCATTATAATGCTGTAAATCTATCTCCAACATTTGCCAGGTTCTAACTGGTTTGGGGCCTGTATAAGGGTGTGCATATATCGTTCCTAAAAAACTTAGAGAAGGTTTTCTGGAATAAGCTTTCCCTATCTTACTTAAATTACGTTTATCCATGTGACGTGATGGACGAAAAAATAGTCCGGTAGGTTTGTGACGTATCTTATAGAATTTCATAATTTTAGATTACTTTCTCAAGCATATTCAAAATACCTCTTAAATTTATTCTCATTTCATGATTCAGGTATCTACTCATAAGCTTGATAGAAGCATGTACGGCTCGACAATGCTCTAATGTAACTTCTTTTCTACCATTACATAGATCACATATTGCAGAAGAATTGATAGCGTTTTTACCTTGACCGTAACACCAAGGACATTTCATTTCTTCATCCTTTCCATCAAAAAATCATATGCTTCTTTATTCCACCGAGCGTCTGCTAAAGCATGATGTTCTGTAGAGGTTTGATCCGGAAGTTTTGGGTTTCCTACCATAACGGTAAGCTGCTTCAAATCCATACAGAACATAGGAAAATGTTTAGGCAATTGCATCATAGTTCCGAAGAGTTGACATAAAGCCACCCAGTCATATGAAGCATAATATGCCCAAAATTCCGGATTTTGATCATTTCCAATGAACTCAATAATAGCTTGCTTTAATTCTTTTCTTGTATACCATACTTTTTGGTCTTCAAATCCGTCTAAAAGATGAGAGAAAACATTTTCTATTACCCAGTTGTTTGCTTTAGTATCATCGAACTCGTTTGAAATTCCGTAAAACTCTCTGCCATCTTCAGAAACAATTCCGATACTTATTAAGTCAATAGTCTGTCCGTCTTCAATGAATTCCGTGTCAAACCAGTATTTCACAAACACCTCTGAAACAGTTTTTGCCAAAAAGATTTAACCGGCTCTGGATTTGGACAATATTTATCAAAAATTTCCTGAGCATTCGGAATGTAGCTACAAACTTCTTTCCAGGATGCATTCTTGATAATGTAACGTCCATCTTTCAATTTAGTTAAAATCACATTATCATGTCGCACGTCTGAAGGAACTAAGGAATTTGCATTACGCTCCAGAATGACTTTTAGGTCATCCAGTCCGTTTTGAAAACCGTTGTATATGAGGCAAAAAGGGATTTGAAAATCCGCATAAGCATCTTCCGCTGTAAAAGGTTGTTGCTTATGTCCTTTAAAGGTAGAGTCCATATTGGCTAGAAGTAGTAGAACTCCATAATCACTTTTAGTCTGTGTATTCAACGTCACAATCTTTTTATAATGGTATAGTCATATAACGTTTCTTATATTGGAAGTCCTAAGACAATGACTTTATCTACGAGATTAAACACATTGGCAACTCACATAAAACAAGCTGCGTCCTCTCCAGACAAGTTCAGAAATGAATTTTTTAAAAAATTCCCTGGTTCTATAAAGGAGCCAAATTATGGAGAATACCCACATCTTATAACAAAGGCTTTAGAATTACCTTCAGGGACTACTCTAGAACAGGTGTGCTCTGAATTAGAATCTTCTGGATTTAAGAAATTAACTAACGTCTACCCTGCTCTTGGAACTATTAATCAAACTGGAATGAATTATGAAAAAGATGATGTAAGAGCAGTAGTTTCTAGTACCCGAAATAGAGTAGGATTAATTTTTTATCAAGACAAACCTAAAAAATGACTACTGGTTTAAAAGCCACTGTTCATCGATATGAAGAAAAGGTTATAGTGACCTTTAGCCAGTAAAGTATAATTTCGTACACGAGAGGATTAATAATGACTACAAAAGATAGAATAGACAAATTGAGTAGAAATATACAGGCTTTAGATTTAGATGAAGAAGACCCTCGTCTAATTCGTCTAAAAACTTATTTAAACTCCAGAATATTTGATATACTTCAAAATGGTATTAAATATGCTGAATTAGACATTAGGAAGAGCTATGTCTTATATTTAATAGATGACATAGCGGAAAGATTATATAAAGAGTCAGATTAATTGCCCGTAAGCAATTTCTTCAAACCATCCTCGCCAATAACTTGAATGCCTTTCTTACGAGCAGAGTCAAGCTTACCACTTGTACCTGTTGGATCTGCCGCAATAAGGTACGTAAGCCCCGACTTAACAGAATCCAAATACTCTCCTCCGTTGCTTTCAATCATATCTTGGAATACTTTCTTAGGCTGGCTCAAAGAACCCGTGATACAAAAACTCTTACCAGCTAAAATACCCCCCGTGGCTTTAGGAGTAGCTGTTTGAACTGTTACCAGTTTTTCTAGGTCTCTGATCACGGACTCCATCTCTCGTAAACCATTCCAAACCTGAGTAGCTCGTTCTACTCCAAACTTCTCTACCTTAGCCATGTCCGTAATGGTGGCTGCTAACATTTTATCTACGGTGTCATAACCCGCTTTGACAAGAAGCTTAGCTAGGCTTCGTCCAAAGTTGGTAATGTTCAAAGATCCAAACAAAAGATGAAGAGGTATAACGCTCTTAGCTTGTAGATTTGCTACTGCCCGTCGTGCATTACCCGATCCACACTCGTCAGCTATATCTTGCTCTGTTAATCGATATAGATCCGCTACAGTCTTCAATTTTCCTGTAGCTACCATCGCCTCAATAATAGCCATACCAAAGAAGTCAATTTCTAGATTTGTAACCCACTTTCGAACATTGCCTGCAATAATACCTGGGCAAGAAGTATTCACGCATCGAAGATATTCACCGTCCGTCACTAAAGTTGATACACATTTTGGACAAGAGGTAGGTACCGCAAAATAGACTCTATTCATAAATCTCCTTCAAAAAGATCTTCATTAAAATGTTTTAAATATTCTAAATGTGTTTTAACAGCAGAATTATCAAAGTCTGACCAAGAATGACCTTTTCCATTCCAAGGTAATATACCAACTTCTCTTTCCATATTTTCTATTTGAGCTAAATCTACTATTCTACCGTTATAATTCATTCTTTTAATATATTCATTTAATGCTATGGTTTTAGCTAAATTTTTTGAATCTTTTATTAAATAGTCAGGTTTTATTTCCCATAGTTCTTTTATCATACCATCAAAATATACTAAAAAATCTGGAATATAGCTTTTAGTCCTACCTTCAAACTCATATGATATTCTACATGGCTCATATTCTACAGCTAAAACATATGGGTGTAAATCTAATATTTTTAATATACGTTTTTCCCAAGATGACCTAACAAAAACAAGTCCTGCTTTCTTAGATCTAACCCATTCTGCATTCCCCTTTGGATACGAAGACGTTATCAATCTGCCTTCTATATATGCTTGAGCTACTCCAACGGATATCTTTGCTCTTATTTCAGGTGTTCTTACATATTTTCCTACTATTCCGATACCTTTACCAGTTCTATTTTTAGATATTTTATCTTTAGACTCTTTTGTATGACCTTTCATCATTGGGTTATTTTTGCTATTTCTTTCACTTTGTACTTTTCTAAAAGATTCCGATTGAAGATATGGTAAATTAAATTCTTTTTTAAAATCTTCTGGGGTTAGAAAACCGTGTTCTTTTATATGCTGTGTAGTTATAAAGGATGTCATAAAACCACATACAGGGCATGTTAAAGGATCTACTACTTTTATACCATATAGTAATCGTTCTCTTTCCCTACGTGCCTTAGGTAAACAGTTAATACAAAAATTCCTCTTAGGGTGTGGACGAAGTAATTTTATATGACACATATCACATATTAATTTCAAGATTTTTCTCCAAATATGGAATCACATCATTTCTTCTTGAAATTAATACTTTACACCCTTTCCATAATTTAAGTGTTGCTACACGAGAAAATGTAGATAAAGAAGCTCTCCTAACTTCTACGCCTCCGATCATAACAGGACTTAAAATAGCTACAGGAGTTATTCTCCCCCCCAGTCCAAATTCCCATTCGACATCAAGCAAGGTAGTAACTCTGGTCTCCGCCATGAACTTCCAAGCTACTTGAGATTTGGGATTTGCAGTAGTTCTAGAACTGGTTTGCATAGTTGATTCGATGTCTTCACATTCTGAAGCTGAGTCTACTTTGATAACCAGTCCATCTATCTCATAAATTAGATTTTCTCGAATCTCTGATTCGTATTTATCATAAATCTCTTCAAGACCTTTTAGATCAACACGAGCATACCACGGAGTCCAAAGTCCAAGAATTTTTCGTAAGTAGGACATTTTCTCAAAATGAGAGTCAAAGTCTAACACATCACTCTTCAATTCATAAAAGAAAACTCGTAAGAACTCAACACCATCTCCGCTATGTCTTCTGGCAAGTCCAGAAGCCCCGTTCCTCATATTTTTGAAAACAGTCCAATTCTTAGTGGATGCCGCTTTTGCATTGTATGCGGCAAATTCCGGAGCAACAAACATTGCCTCGCCCCGAAGATCCCCGGTAAAGCGAGTAGACAAAACCCGCTTTACACCTCTCATTTTTAGAGCATTACGTGTGATGTCTTCCCCTTCTTCTCCACCGCCTCGAGTAAGTACACGCTGTAACACTCCGTCTACATACGTAAAAGAACAATTATGCGCTAATACTCCAGGACCTACAAAATAACAATGAGTATTTTTAATAGTGAGATCATATGCTTTTCTGGTCCCTTCAACTTTTTCCACTTTCACGACTTTCATTTATAAATTTCCTCATTTTATTTAAAGATTTTTCAGGGGAAACAGTCCATTCGTTTTCCCAAATAATCAAAATATCATAACCACAGGCTCTAATAGCACCTAAACGCCTTCTATCATACTCCCATTTTTCAGAAGAGGTCATTTGTAAAGTTCGATTAAAAAAGTCTGAAGAATATATTCTTGGATTGCAATGATAAAAATCACCAAAAAATTCTACTACTAATTTTTTGTCAACATTAGCCTCATCTACAATATAGCCTGCAATTCCAATCTCACTTTGAAACCCGTCATAGAGGTCATGTTTTACTAAAGACTGTTTAAAAACTTCAGAAGCTTTGGATCTAGGCAAACCTTTAACGCATTTTTCCACATGTAATATTCGTTCTTGAGGTGTTAAATTCTCCCAAAAACTTTTAGCCCAAACACCAATCTTTTTAGCTCTTCTTTCTTTTTGTTCTTCTGTTAAGGAGTCCCAATATTTTCTTGCATGCAAAAATTTTTCTTCTTTAGTTCTTTTACCCCAAGTATTTTTGTTAGCACTGCCTATGTTTTCTTTCCATTTTTTTACTAAATTTTCATCCGCTCTAGATTGCCAAGAAGGTTTTAACTTTTGTTGTTGTTTCCATTCTGGTTTAGACATTGTTATTAATCTAGATTTATCTCGAGCTAAATTTGCACACTTAAGACATTTGTGATGTCCCCATTTTTGTATTGAATTGTTTGCCCTCCCAAACATTAATCTAATATGTGGAATGTCTCCTACCACTAACTCTTCTAAACCACATACATCACATATTATAGCTATCTTTCCATTTTCTTGCTTCACTCTTTTAACAAAAACCATTCCTTCTTTAGTATGTCCTTGTCCCTTTATTTGTGATAAATGATCGATTACCCATAGGTCTCCTCCTAACATACACCCTCCATAGTTAATTAAAACTGTCGATGGGAGGTATATATAAATTGACTATTAAAATTGTTTTATATCTTTGTTTAGCAAATGTTTTGCCTCTATCCAACCTTCACCTTCAACAAAAAATAGATGTTCCTCTGTTACAGATACGGTAGACCCATCCTCAAAAGTCAATTTAATCCAATTATCTTTCAAACCATTATCTATAAAATGTATTGCTTCAGATATATGGATGCCTTTATCTTGATTCCAAGACAATATTTGAGTAGGTGTGTTTTCTTCTACTAAATCTCTAATTGGTACAGTCTCCCCGTTTGCCAACCAAATTTTAGTATCTCCATCAAAGCAAGAAAATCCATCCAACTTCTCTTGTGGACACAGCCACTTAACGTTTCTCTTACGAACCCAATCTCTAATCTCTTCTTTGGAGTTTACCTTATCCAAAGAAGTCATAGCGATCCCGTGACGTCCAGTCTTCCATGGACTATCATCAGGAGTGTTAGACCCTACTTCGAACAAGACTTTGTGGGATGGGTCTAGCTCTCGAAGCTCATCTACATATGCATCAAACTCCTCATCCGAAATAACCGATGTGTCATTATAATATAGATTTCTGTGGTATTTGATAAGATGTACTAACTCGTCGGTACGGTTATTCACATCTATGGAGGGATCATTAAATAGTTCAGTGTATTCTTCAGACATTTTTCACCAATTGAGTTATTTGTTCTGAACTCATGTTTTCTATAAACTGCGTTTCTTGACCTTGCTTCAATCCTATATTTACGAGACCTTCTAATACGTCAAGATCCGTTAGTATCAGTCTAACGTTCTTCCCCTGCATCTTCTTCAGAAGATCATCTACAAATATATGCGGTCCTTTATCTTGAACAATAGCCCATCTATCACTAGATATGAGTATGAGCTTACCCTCTACAAGTGGGCCAAGGGATGTAATCATTACACAATCTCAATTTGTTTGGGTTGAATTCGAAGTTATTATGTCGTTCGGTATTCTATACATACGGTCTAATCTCTCACAATGCTTTTGAGCTATGAAGGCTAGCTCTCCTTCAAACACTCCAGATTTCTTTTCAAATTTTCTACCATTGTGATGAAACCATTCCATTTCTATTACATTATACCTGACTACAACACCTCTGTTTCCAGATACAAATAGTTCTTCTATCTCGGATTCTTCTTCAGATGTAGCCATTATTTTTGGTGAGAAAACTACTTCAAAATCTGGATCTCTTGGGTCAGGATTTTTGGCAATAAAAAATTTATAAGGTAGACCTGCTTCTGGAGCACTCATGTTTTCTAAACCATTATTTCGACATAGCGTGATCATGGCTTTGATATTTTGTATAAGCCCTGGGACTTGATGTTCTTTCACATCAAAAAGGACTTGTCTGCTTAAATAATATGGATCTTTTATCAAATACATCAAACATTCCCTAAATCTAATTTAACATTTAACTTGGCACGCCAAGAGACGTCTTCCCCTTCATTGGCTCCTTCGCACAATTCACTTTTAAACTCAACAGTCATTCCGTCTTTCTGTAACTCTGTTTTTATCAAACTCAACATAGCTAATTGTAAATCAGAATAATGAGGTGGACTAATACTAAAGGTTAATACATTGTACTTATACTCGTGTTTGTATAAATGCCACCCTCCAACAAGGGTTATTGTCCACTCTTTAGTAAGAATCAGTTTTTTGATTCCGTCCTTTATAATGGGCATCAACAAAACAAACTCTTCTTCTGAACGTTTTATTATCCAAGATTGTGTTTCAGTATAATTAATCTCTTCATTAAGTCGTTTGGCCTGGTCTTCCATAGCTAGCAGATCCAATTCTTGTTGTATTTCTTTTAGTAAACCCGACATACAAATCCTCTCTGAAAATAATTATGTGTGTTACGTTTATCTTTAAACTATAAAATAGGGAAGACCTTTATGAAAATTTGGCTCGACGACATTAGAAACCCTACAGAAGAATATTACCAGATCCACTATGGGGCTTGCGGAGACGAAGTGTGGGTGAAGACCGTTGAAGAAGCTATTTTACTCCTCGAGGCTGGTGGGGTAGAAAGTATTTCTTTGGATAACGACCTTGGAGATGGACAAAGAGAAGGATATGAGGTAGCCTGTTGGATTGAAGAGCAGGCTTTTCAGACACGTTACAACTCATCGCCAGGACTTCTCAAACCCCTTCAGATCTTTGCACACAGCGATAACAGTGTCGCCAACCCGAAAATGCGTCAAGCTATTGCGAATGCGTATCGATTTTGGGGGATTGAATAACAGATCTATGATGTTTCCCAACCGCCTTGTAGACAGAGTGCCAGTAATCCCAATCACCATTCTTATTATCAAAAATACACTCTCTGTCAAAATCACAACAAGATATTAGATAGGCATTGGGTATTAGCTTAGGATCCCGTACTTCAAAATTATAGGTCTTATTCATCTCTGGTACTAACACAGAATATATGACCACATCATTATCTGTCTTAGACGCCAAGACAGATATCATCTATTGTCCCCGTCCCCTTTTATCTTATTCCTCAATCCTCTATCAAACAATTTATGTATATTAGTAAATGCTATATCTTCTAACGAGTACCCTATAATAGAGCCACATAACCCTAATATTCTAAGTACCTTTAGTAAATCATATCTAATAAGTTCTCTATAGGATTCTGTAATTATCCCTCCATGATCCCTCATCAACTTTTTTGTTCTTTCTGAAACTTTTCCAGATGCTTCAGTTAGTTTTAAAAAAGGGACCCATATATCACTGTCTTTTATTATTTCTACATCCTCCATAGTATTTAAAACATCATCTAAAGATGTATAGATAAAATCTAACCCCGCTTCATGAAAAGAGGCGTTTATATACCATAATACATCCCCAAGCTCTTTTTTAATGTTTTGTTTTTGGTCATCTGTAAAGGTGGTATTTGTACTAAGATAATTAGCTATTTTACCCGCCACCTCTCCAGACTCCCCAGCTAAGCCTAGAACCGCATAAGATAGGTTAGACCCTCTATTAGGATAAAGAGCCGTTAGGGATGCCAGTTTAGAATATTCTTGTAGGTCCATATTTCCTCTGATTTATTTTAACCTTAAGTCGTTAGTTAGATAACCTATATTATACCGTCACAATTGGAGACCTTCATGGAAAAAGAGTTTTTTGTTAACGTTGGGTCTAAAGTAATAATTCTCCCTAAAGACTGTTTTGATGAAGTGATGGACTTTTTCAATCCCAAGGACTGGGGTATTTTTGATAAAAATTTTACAGACCGTACCTCTCGTAGATGGCTAACTTTGCAACTCGAAGGTCAGGGTTCCCTTGAAGGTATGGTTAAGAAATTAAAGTCAAAGAAATTCAAAGAATTGTCTAGAGCCGTTTATCAGGCCAGATTTTCAACACTATAAATTGAAGAATGGAAGGTCTTCTGTTTCTGGGGTATAATTCATCCACAAACACTCTATACGTTTTGCTCTAGTTCCATCACTCTTATGACCCCAGACTTGTACTTCTTTTTCGATCTTATGCCACCCTTTATATAGGTCTTCATATAAAGGGGTATTATACCCGGAGAGACTTATCTTACCCTTGGCTTGATGAAGAACATCTGATAATTTTTTATGATTATCATCTGTCATTTCATTTGAGTAAACTTGTGACTCGACTCTAGAGTCTAATACATAGGGAGGATCCACATAATGCCAGGTGTCTTTATCGTCCCACTGTTGGATAACTTCTAAACCGTCTTTGCATTCTATGTACACACCTTTCAATCTTTCCGTATAAGACAAGAGATGATCAGCCAAATAGCTCCAAGTTAAAGCGTGTTCTCTATATTTCGAATATAACCATGTGCCTTTATTTTTAAGGACTCCTTCTGTTCCAAAAGAAGCAGAGACCCTATATAAAAGTCTTCTAGCTATTTCTATATCTTCAAGGGTATCTTCAAAAGCTATCTCATATTCTACTCTAGAGTACGGAGTAAGTTCTACTTTCCGGATGAATTCATCCGGGTTGTCTCTCAACACGCGAAACAGACATACGACTTCTTTGTTGATGTCATTGTAAATCTCATATCTACTTCTGGATTTAGATAAGAGAACACTACCACCTCCTCCGAAAGGCTCAACATAATATGTATGTGAAGGTGCATGTTGTAGGATCCAGGGAGCTATCCTCCACTTACCCCCGGGATAAGCTAATACAGGTCTTTCTATACTCATAAACCAACTTTCGCTAAGGATCTTATTAGTTCTTCTTGTTCGTGAGTTAACACAGACGGAACATTAAGATGCAACTGTACTATTAATGACCCTTTTTCATCAGATCTAAAAGATGGTAACCCTTTCTCTTTGAGAACAAAGGTATGGTCTAAATTAGTACCCTTGGGTAAAGTCAGCTTTATAGGCCCATCCAATAAAGGTATCTCTTTGTCCGTACCTAGTAATATGTCTGACAGTTTTACAGATAGTCGATAATATAAATCTTGACCCTCTATCTTAAAGTGTAGGTGTTCTTTAACCCTTATTTTTATGTATAAGTCCCCAGGTGGTCCACCACATCTACCCTGATCCCCTTCTCCGGTTAATCTCAAGGTATTACCATCTTGGATGCCTTTAGGTATGGTTATTTTTAAGGTCTTTGTAATAGCAGGAGTTTCTAAACCGGTCCCATTACAAGATTCACACCTTTCATATGTAGTCCCAACCCCTTTACACATCGTGCATGTTTGTTGGATATTTATAGCCCCTAGTCTTTGAGCCATAAAGCCATTGCCTTTGCAAAAAGAACAAGGCTTTAGTGTCGTTCCGTCTTTTATACCCGTATTCTTGCAAGTCTTACATTGTAGGTGCTGTTTTATCTTTATCTCTTTTTGACATCCCTTAAATATGTCCTCTAATGTGATAAAGATAGAAGAAGATATATCTTCGCCTGACATTTCACGAGACTTCATTTTGAATGAAGACATTCTTCCAAATATATCTCCAAAACCCGCGAATGCCTCCTCTATTGGATTATAGGCTGGTTTTAAATCTGGACCAAACCTATTATATGCGTCACGTTTGCCTTCATCAGACAATACACCATAAGCATTAGATATTTCTTTGAACTTAGCTTCCGCATCTTGGTTGTCAGGATTCCTGTCAGGATGATATTGTAACGCCAGTTTTCGATAGGCTTTCTTCAAATCCTCTTGAGTTGAAGATCTGTCTACGCCCAATATCTCATAATAATCTTTTTTACTCATGTGTGTATCTCTTTGATTTTGTTATAGAATTTATCCACATTTCGAATGACCACAGTTTGAACAGCGAAGACAGCCTTCTTCATAGATTAAATTATCCTGTCCACACTCTGTACATGCTTTAGATCTCTTAGTGCCATCTGTAATCCAGGTTTTCAAAACCCTGGCGAGGACATTGTTAAAACTCCACAGATCGTCATTAAGATCTTTCTGAAGTTGCTCTACAATGAACTGTATTGGAACACCATGCCGTAAGCTCATAGAGACCATGCGGCTCAAAGTGCCATAGTCATTATGCTCGAACCATGAAGCTATATTCTTAAGGACTGTAGACCCATCATCTCCGTATCGTAAGTCATATTTGGAGTTCATAGATTTACGAGAATGTTTTATTAAAAATCCATCTGTTATAGTAGGTGGTATATCTACTATGTCTGCGGGACCTGCAAATACCTCATAAGGTCTACCACTTAACATCCCCACAATAATGGTCCATTTCTGTCCTTTTACTTTCCAATGATGTATAACACACGGAAGTTCTGAAGGTCTTTTCGGGGCATCCTTATATGTAATAGAATCTACAGTATCTTCATTTTTTACAAGCACCCCAGTTCTACATCCATCTCTGTAAATGGTAAACCCTTTACACCCAGCCTTCCATGCAGCCAAATACATTTCTGAAATTAATTCTTTGGGTATGTCTTTTGGTACATTACAAGTTTTAGAGATAGAATGATCTACCCAATATTGTGCTGCGGATTGCAACATTACAGAAGCCATCCAATCTATGTCATTAGCGGTAGACTTGTAATAAGGAGAATCTTGGATATTATTTTTACCTGTTATACTCATCCAAGCTGTATACCCAGGATGGTATACAACATACTCTTGCCATTTGTCTCCAAGTTCGTCTTTGAAGTCAACCCTTGCATGCGTATCATTAGGGTCAATTTTTCTACGTCTTTTGTATTCTAAAAGGTATGCTGGCTCTATACCTGAAGTAGTACCATGCAATCCAGGCAATATTCTAGAAACTAAAGATCCTGTACCAGTTGGAGCGGTAGTCAATAAAGCAATATTTCTTCTTCCATGCTTTATATTTAATTCTCTTAAAATAGGATCGGCTTCCCAAATTCTATTTAAGAATGCATTGTCTTTTTCTAATTCCCATTCCCATATAGGAAAAGGTCCTCTTTCTTGAGCTAAAGTTATGGAACATCTATATGCATTGAGAGCTAATTCTTTATATAATTGATCCGTTAAAGATATAGATTCATCTGATCCATATCTTATCCCTAACATGGCTAGAACATCCCCCAAAGCGGTTACGCCAAGTCCAGTACGCCTACCTTGGATACCTTTTTCTTTAGTTTTCTTCCAAAGATTGAGCTCTGTATATTTTATGTCTTCTGGTTCTGGGTCAGACTGTACTTTAGCAATAATTTTATCAACAGCTTCTATTTCTAAATCTACTAAATCATCCATCAAACGCTGTGCAGCAGTCACTAATTTTGCAAATTTGTTCCAGTCAAAATAAGCCTGTTCTGTAAAAGCATTTACGACACAACTAGTTAAATTGACAAATAATAAACGACATGCGTCTAGATGACATAAGGGTATTTCAGAACAAGGGTTCGTCCCTTTAGATAGAAAGCCATATTTTGCATATGATGTAGTAGGACTATATTTGATAATATTGTCCCAAAACATAGACCCTGGTTCAGCAGAATCCCAATTTGATTCTATAAATTCATTCCAAATAGATTTAGCATTGACAAATTTGGAAAAAGTTGGGTCCTTACTATCAACAGGCCATCTAAGCTCAACGTCTGCATCACTTTCAACAGCTGTTAGAAACTCATCCGACCATCTAACAGATATGTTAGCCCCTGTGACCTTTGTCTTATCTCTCTTTACTCGAATAAAGTCTAAAATTTGAGGATGATGACAGCTTATACTTATCATCAAAGCTCCCCGTCTGGAGTTCTGCCCTACTTCTCTTGTGGTGTTTGAAAAACGTTCCATGTAAGGAACAATGCCTTCTGTAGTCCTAGCCGCATTGCTAGTGGGAAGGTATTTAGGGCGTATATCACTAATATCTGTTCCCACACCTCCTCTTCTTTTGTATATTTGAGCTAGTTGTTGATCTGTATTACAGATGTACCCATAAGAGTCTCCTGTTTCTACGAAGAAGCAGTTACTAAGACTCTGTGTCTGAAATGGATTACCTATTCCACTCATGGGGCTACCCTGTGGAACTAATTCTGAAAATTCATCAAGCATGCCAAATATCTCATCCTTAGATAATGGGTTCGGATACTTGGCTTCAATTCTTGCAAATTCTGATGCTAACCTGTGATGCATGTCTAGAGGGGTTTTTTCATGGAAAACCTCTTGTTTGTCCTTTAAGAGATATTTCTTCACGACAGTAGACGCCGCTAAGGCATCTCCCGCGAAATATTTTAGACAAGATTCATAAGCTTCTTCATAAGTGTAGTCTTCAAATTTAACGTCATTATGGGTCATGTATTTTCTCCGAGTATACGTACTAAAAAGTTTTCTATAATAGTTTTCTTATCCAGGCTGCTGCCCTTTATCAAAATATCTACTTCACATATCTGTATGTATGCTTCTAATAACTCATCTATCGAATATTTCTTCAACTGGGGTGACAATTTTTCTTGAAATAACCAAGGGGACATACTCAATACTTTAGCCGCATCCTGTGACGCAAGACCATATCCAAGAAGGCTTTTAGCATTAATCATTTTCTCAATGAAATTGAGTAGAGAAGAAACTATTATCAAGCTCGGGTCTTCATCTTGATGAAAAAATAAATCTACCAGTTGAAGTGACTTATTTAGATTTCTATCACCAAAAGCATTCGTTATCTCAAATATAGGATTAGTTGCTGTCCTGCTTAATACGGCTGTCAAATCTGATTTATCTATAACCTTACCGTCGACGTGCATCAATACTTTTCTCAAGGCATTGTGCAAAGAGAACAGGCTCTCTCCAATGTTATTACGTATTACTTTAGCCAACCCTTCCGGCAGCAAATACCCCATCTTAGAGGATTCTGTTATAAGCCAAGATTCTATATCTTTTTTGTATGGATTTAATACTTTACTGATGTATGTTATCGCATACGCGTCTAACATCTTCCCTAGTGGTGTCTCTATGCCCCCACTACCTTCAAATAACGTTATAGTATTTTCAGATGGATTTTTAAGGTACTCGGTCATTAGAGGTACTTTACCTTTTATCTTGTCTGCACTTCTAATCACTACGAATTTAGTCTCTCCAAACAGTGAAGAAGTCTCTAACGCATCTACTATCTCTGCGTCAGATGTTTTAGTACCCTCAAGATGTTCAATCAAAACGCCTTTACGTCTGTAGTGAGCAGTCACTTCTGTCAATATGCGATGATGGAAATAAGGTTCGTCACCTTTGACGAGGAACACATGTGGTGACCCACCGCCTTTGACTTTAGATATGAATTTATCCACTTTGAACAGACCTTTTAATTTGTAGGAGAGCTATTTTTAGATGAGAAGAAAAGGTGGCTTTGATCAAAGCTTGCTTGGAATATAAATCGTTCAAAATTTCGATACATGTTTTGAGGCTACCCTTTGAATAAGATTTTAAAACTGTCTGAAGTTGGTCACATATATCAAAATTGGCGACTCTATCTTTGATACCGGCTTGCAGATATATCAAATCAGTGAAAAGGCTCCTCAACAAATAGAATAGTGATTCTGGATTTTCTTGTTCATTAACAAAATGAGTAAGCTGATGATAAGGTTTTCTGGGTAACGATTGTAACAACTCTAGAGCTTGATCCCTCAACTGAAGTCTACCACTTCTCAAATTTTCTAAAGCTACCCCTATTGACCCACCACTAAGATTTGCACACAACCTTACTTTATCTTTGTCCAGGTCGTATTTACTTAAATGAGATATTATCAAGTCCATTGATAATGTAGTGTATCTTATAGATACAGACCTACTTCGAATAGTGTTCAATATTTGATTTTCATCTTCGAGACAAAATACAAAAATGGACCTGCCTACCCCTTCTTCTAATATTTTTAGCAAAGCATTTGCGGCATTTTGAGTAAGAGTGTCTGCTTCTTGCAAAACATAAAATTTATACGTGGCAGAATCTGGATAGTTTTGAGCATCTTCTAAAATACTTTGTATTTCTGCCACACCATAGGATTTACCCTCCGGAGATAAAACTCTCAAGTCCGGGTGAGATCCAGACTTAAATTGATGACAATCTCTACAGTCACAGTTTATATCTTTTGTCTTGCAGGCTATGTATCGGAAAAATTCTTTAGCTACATGACATTTCCCAACACCCTCGGGTCCATGAAAAATATAAGAGGACCTTGGTTGGGAAGAATGAGATTGGAGTAATTTGATGGCATCAATATGACCTGTTATGTTCATCATGGTTTAACATAACAGGTCATATCCTGTGAGGTAGGTAAATTTTAAGAAACAGTCAGTTACGACTCTTCCAATGCAGTTTCCCAGTACAAATAAGACTTCCACTGGTCCGGGGTGTGTGGTTTCCCAAAAAGACTGATGGCAAACATAGGAAGCAACTTTGGCACTTCCGGTTTCCGGATGAGTCGCATCTTAGCCTGTTCTGGCGTCTGTCCGCCCTTCTTATGGTTACATTTCCAACATGCCGTAACAATGTTGGTCCATGTAGTGATACCACCCTGACACCTTGGAAGAACGTGGTCAAAAGTGAGGTCTTTGATTCCGTTCTTAAGTTTTTTGACTTCAGTACCACAAAACTGACACGTGAACTCGTCCCGGAGATAGATGTTCTTTCGACTGAACTTCACTTTGCTCTTAACTGGGGCGTATTTCTTGAGGACAACTACAGCTGGAATCTTGAATACAAGATAAGCCGATCGGACCTCTTTATCGTACTCTTCCAGAACATACACCTTGTTGCCCATGAGTAACTCTATGGCTTTTTGCCAAGATATGATACTCATAGGTTCATAGCTGCTGTTTAGAAGTAACGTGTGACTGTGGTCCATAGTCTTATCCTCATGTTGTATTTAGGTTGGGTGCATTAAAAAGCCCCCCCTGTTGGTATTGTCCAACCCATCTTGCACTCTTTACAACGGAATTTATGTCCGTGTGGTGCTCCACTCACCTTTTTCTTATTAGGAGTTGGTGGTAACTCCAGTTTGATGCAGTTCGTATTCTTTTGACAATGCGGACATCTCATCAAAAACGTTTGTTGTGTGTCGCTCACCGTGATACCTGTTTTATAAAACGATTGTGACTAGATTAGATTTAGAGAATTACTTGTTAAACTACAATAATGTGGTAAGAGTGCGAAATTATTGGACGGGTTTTGAGTTTTTTACTTCATCTTCTACTATAGAAGCCAATTTATCCGGATTAAGCTTACTCCCACGTACTCTTGGAGAGCCACATATAATAGTATCTTCTTGACAAGGACCCCATGTATCTTTACCCGTTATATTTTCTTCTAAGTTTAATCGTGTTGCTATTCTGCCAATAGGAAATGAGTCATATTCACTTCTCTTACCTATAACATAATCAAAACGGTCCTCTCTAGCATCTCGTATAGAAACAAAAGCTCCAATACCATCACTGAACATACCTATACGACTTTGTGCCCCTATCTCTTTGACCATTACCCAACCTTTACCGCCACCAACACGGTCATATCTCGTATCTATAGGAATGGCCTTGCCTCTACCTACTACATACATTAACATTCTGTTTTCTACGTCTTCAATAACAGACTTAAACTCAGATGAATTTCTACGTGCAAGGCCTCCACTATTTCTAAATTGTCGGTAAGGTTGGTATATCCAAGCTGTCTCTTCTAGAATAAGACTATCTTTGAAAATAGGGTAAGAACCTGCCGTAGTATCCATCTTATCTACAACATTTAGAATTCTGTTAAAAGAAGGAATGCGTATAATATGAGGGTTATTGAGCTGAGTCCATGTCGTGCAGACATCTTCGTCGCAATCACCGAAGTGTACATGTGCTGTAGGTATGCCCTCTACTCTAAAAGCTTCATATAGTCCCTGACATAGGGCCATATTAACTTGATCTGATGTCGACCGGGTGCTGAGCCTATCTACGTCTTCGTGATGGTTGAAATTACGTCTTGGACCTTTTGGGTTATACCAAGGCCCACCCGTTACATAACCATCAGCGGCTATTGAGTAAGGAGGAGAGGTTTCTTCAAATTCTAGTCTAGTTAATGGCGGTCTATCTGCTTCTACGATCAAGTTGACATTCATAATTTAGTGGTCTTCCCTTAATCTCCAAGATATATTTTCCAATATTTTCAATCTACTTTAAAAGAATCTGCAACATTTAGATTAGGGTCATAGATAGGGTATATACCCGGCTTCAACCAATCTATTGCTTCAGCTACTTCTATGTATAAGTCTCCATTATCGACTCTTCTATTGAAAGACTGCATGGTGCGTCCTTCTGGGTCATCACTATCTAAAATACTGTCAACTAAACCCCATCCTGCGGGTCCTTTAACCATACAAAAAAGTCTAAAACTTCTATGATCTTTCATATCTACTTTAAGATCGTCTAACAACATCTCCATTTTAGAAAGAGTCTTGAGGTCTTCATCGTCAAAGTCACTTCTAAAAGTAGCTATTTTAACATCAGAACGAACTAAATCTCTGAGATACCCTATTTGAAAACTGTCCAACTCATGTATGGCTAATATTTCTTCTTTATTCTTAAGGGTTAATACTTTAATAACCATCCAAGTCTTTTCTATTTCTTCATCCACAGCGATATGCTCCGTTAAAATTTATGTAGGGTTATGTCACGTAAAGTGAAGCTTCTATCTATCTTTTCTCCTGTTATCACATAATGAGTTACAACAGCATGAAGCAAAGAAGAAGTTATTTTCACTAAAGGGGTCGATAGAGGATAATCGCATAAATCTTTTTGTGCCTCGACCCTATCTGGGGCAGTATATCTTTCATTCCATTTTACTTCTGAAAAACCCTGCTCACTCATACCCGCATGGACACAGTTTATGGAATGTTGCATGCAATAATCATGAACCAACATTCTGCTTTCCCAATTGTCAAATACATCTATAATCAGATCTTGACCTCGAAGTAATTTATTGACATTCTTTTCATCCAGTCGGCAATCGTGAATAATTATATTCAAACCAAGTTTCCTGGATAAAATACCTCTTAATGTTTGTACTTTGGTAGCACCATTGTCTCGAATTCCATATAACTGAGTCCAGGCATTAGATTTTTCTACTCGATCGAAATCCACAACAGATAAATGAGTATATCCTTCTTGAGCTAAGGATTCAGTGATATGAGATCCAAGAGCACCAGCACCACATACGAAAATGGATATTGTCTCTATTTTCGTGTAGTCCTTACCTAAAAATGCTTTGCTATGATTACTCATGATTTAAGCCTTCTTTCAGCCAAACAGACAGTAATTTACCAAATGGATGTTTATTCATGTCACGTCGTGGAGTTTTTGCTTGAGAGGTCTGTAGATCGGATTCCGTTATGATAACTCCATATATCAAAGCTGTATCTTTTACTTTTTTGGCATCGCAACCACCTAAGAAAGGTCCATCATCATAATCTACAATTGGGTCTTCTTTAATATCCCCATTTGCGTCTTTTTCTAAATCCCAAACTTGGATAAAAAACCCATTCGCATGGTCATGTCCAAATGCTACTTCGTATTTTCTATTTTCACTGAATAAGGTTCTACGACTCATATATCTGACCCATCATTTAAAAAGGACATTTCTAAATCTGGATTCTGCTCATATTCTCGAAAAGCATCCATGAAGAAAACTCCATTAACCCCACAACTTGTACGCCCATATAAATCTTGATACGATTTGTTTTCTCCTATCTTAGCTAAGCCACAACCCTGTAAATATCTTAGGTTTACCCAATGTCTAAAATTCCAGGATTTTAGGGTTGGGTTGATATTATATTTGTAATAGTCTGAGTGGAACATCAAATAAAAAGAATGACGATCTTGGCAATATGCCATTCTATTCATTCTATTCCATCTATCTAAATCATTATGAGATAATGCACCAGAAGCAATATTAGACATATGCTCCCCATTAAAATACACAAACCTCTCAGGACCTTTTCCACTATAAAGGTGTGCTGCCAAAATAACGTCACCAACTTTAGTTCTTTCCCATAAATCCAGTTCTACATTTTTGGGTCTGTTAACTAGAAGTTCTCTCCAAAAAGCAGAATAACCTACAGGACAAGTGAGAAAAGTCTCGGCTATTAGACTAGGTAATTGACTTTGAAGGTGTTCTCCCCCTTCAAAGAATGTGGTTTTAGGTATGTAACAGTCTTCATCTTCCCACAACAGACCTAACCTTGACATTTCTCCAACCTTATAATGATGGTGGTTTTATTTTCAATACTGACAAGACACTCTTTATAAGTTAAATTAATTCCGTCTAAAACCAACTCCCAAGCCCTAACCTTATTGTCACATAGGATCACGGCATATCTTGGTCCGCCTATACCTACTAGCCAGCTCTGAAAGGTGGCCTTGTCAACCCCAGACATGCCCGAGAAACCCTTTGGGTGTGTATGCAGCCATCCAACTACATCTTTGTGTTCTACGTGACGTCTCCATACGTCTTCCCACGAAAATTCGACACATCCAGGGTCATTTTGAGTAGTAGGATTAATAGTTTGACATATTATTTCATCCCCAACACGGTGCCCCACCAACAGGAAATAGTGTTCAATGAAACGGTCTTTCCTGTTAGCATTTAAGACATTATCTATTTCTTCTTTAGACATATTCTTCATCTGTTCTCTAAAAGGGAGATCCTCTAAGAGAAGATCTAGTATGTTATCATAAGGGGTGTTCATAGGCTATGAAACTAACAGAGGAGATTAATAGTGTAGGATGAGCTATAGATTTCTTTTTCTGAGGAGATAACAATGACGACAAAGAGGGGTGTACAAGTCTTCAGACCCTTCTAATATACGTTCGGTTGATTCTATTAATCGATATGTTCTAGTGGCTGGGTCTCCACATTCACATATAGCAGATAATTTGTCTACGTATTCAGCTTGAGCCAATAAGTTTAGAATATTTTCAAAAGGTCTATTTTCTGAGTCCTGGTCTAAACACGTTATGATGACCCTTTTCCCTTCATCTGAAAGTTGCATACATACGTCACATAATCCAGATCCAAAGAATTGTCCTTCGTCGATACCTATTACTTCTGTTTCTGTCGTTACTTTTTGTAATATATCTTCCGCACTGTCTACGTAGGTGACGTTAAAAAATCTTCCAGAGTGAGTTTTTATTTTACCCTTACTGTTTCTGGTGTCTTTACTGAAGAATAAGACTTTTTGTTTTGCAAAAAGTGCTCTTTCTATTCTACGTATTAACTCTGAAGTTTTCCCAGAAAACATAGGTCCACATATTATTTCAATTCTCCCTAGTCGGGACGGGAATACGTCCATTATTCTCCTCAATAAGTTTAAGCATATTATCTACATGATCTGATGATTCAAAATGATAAAAGAAAGGCCATGTCCCAGATCCATAAATCCTAACTATCTCTGCTATCAATGAATATAACCTTCCATTACACATTACTTCTCTTTCTGTCAAGGATGGTCCGTGTTCTACGTACCAGTTCCAAGACTCTGTCAAATAATTACCTAATAAATGTCCAACCAACTTATAAGGGTCCTCAGATAGAAGACCTTCCGGGAATAACTCTTTAGTATTAGGGTCCAAGATATTTAGACGATTTTCATAACTTCCAGATGCTATAGGAGCTAGTCTAAGAAGGAAATAGAGAGTAGATATTTGTCTAGAAAGATAGCACTCAAAAGTTGATCCATTCTGATCAAGATGTGTCACTATCTCCGAAAACATAGAGTATGATATAGATGGAAGTAAGGTACTTATTTGTTTGACAGCAGAGGATACTTTTCTAGACTCTGATAATTTTATCTGAGGGTCATTGGAAGGTAAAGTCACATAGTTTATGTAGTCAAATAAAATCTTGACTTTTATCTTCTGTTTCTCCATCGGTTTCCTCTATCACCAAGATTTTTAGGTTCGGGGTGTACGTTAAAATAAGAGTCCTCTTCCATATGACCCTGACCAACTCGAACAACGTGTTTATGTGATTCTGCATAATTTACTACTCCAACCAGGCTCTTTAAATCGAATTTTCTATCTTCACCAGATACACATATACCAGCAGTTACAACTCTAAAATCATTCTTCTGTATGACCGTAGTGTATATTTGTCCAGATGCGTTTATCCACTTTACTTCTATATTAACACCTTTCTCTATTACAGAGCTCAGTTTCGCGTTTACATCTAGAAGATCTTTTTCCAATCTCTGTTCTATGGTAGACCTTGAATCCTGTATCAATCTTCTTGCTGCAATTTGGTATGCTATAGAGTCTTCTAGTGTTAGACCTTTGTAATCTAGAATATACACATTGGGGTCATCTACATTACGTATTTTACCCCAGTTTTGTTTCATTAAAGAAGACCTCATATGTTCTTGTTTATCTGGATCAACTCTATAGTCTACATCATCATACCAAAAAGTATATCCATCATATCGTGCTATGACATAATCAAATCGATCACAAGATTCGTGGGTATTGAGTATAGACACTACCGTTGCAGGTCCTACCCTTTTGAATTGTTCTTGATGAGCCGGAAATGCATACCAACATCCATCCTGTTGGTATAGGAGTATGAGTATAATCTTAGGTAATATATCCAAATAAGATCTTATCTCACCTTCAGAGGCTTCTCTTATATAGGAAGCATTTTCATAATCTGTAGCTTTGAATATTTTGATACCAGAGGATCTTTGTTCGGAGATAGCAAACTTTCTAATCATGTTTGCTACTTTTGTTTGTATGAAAGCAGACCCTATCTGAACAGGAGCTAAGATCTCTTGTTCAGATATTTTCATATCTTCTTTGTTGATTTTTTCTAAAAGACTGAGGATTTTCATTTTTCAATCCTCATAGGAGGAGGGTTAATTCAAATATTTGTCTTTGCTAGGAAGTGGTATGGTCATGATAGACATAAGCAACTCTAGACGTGACCCTTTAGCCAACATAGGCAAAATGTTGGGTAAGCTATAATAGTCAATCTTATCGGCTTTAGTCAAATCAAACACATCTGTCTCAAAGTCGTAATGTTTCAAACCTTTTTCTACTTCATCACTCACGCGGCTCCATCTTTCATTGGATTTGAGTCGCACTATGACAACATTTACAGAAAGATTCTTAAGATCTCTATACGCCTTTAGAGCAGCACTGAATTTTGGTGTACCATTATCGCCCTCGTCCGTAACCAAAATAACTTGTTCCCAAGCAACCCCACTCATCTCCATGAATTTAACTACAGATCCCATATTAGTACGACCTTGAGCACGTACTAATTGAAGAGCCGCATCCCATGAAGACTTCTTGTCTGGGTCAGTTACTTTGTGCTCTCTTGCCATATCATTGAATGACACGCATGCAAAATCACTCTTGCAGCTAGGGGCTATTATAGCCCCTAACTCTTTACCGACTCCGATAGCTTGATCCATAGAACTAGAAGCATCTATAGCCAATATGGTCCTACGCTTGATAGCAACAGTCCTAGACACTTGAGCATCCGTTACTTGAGTCAGGTTTTCTACAACATCGGAAGATAATTTCTCTCCCAGTACCTGTACCGCCTTTTGTGCCTTCAAAGCGTCTACTTTATCAGAAGTTTTAGCCTTCTTCAACTTTGTGTTGATTAAGGTTTTTACCTCTGCATTTTCCATTGCTCCTCGTTCTTCAAGAGCCCCTAAATTGTTCAAAAGCTCTTGAGCACTCATTTGATTGATGAGTGCCACAAGGTGAACCGGAGTAAGTTTGATAGGACTCAAACCTGCTGCAATGGAAAATGGTATATCCGCAGCTACTACTCTCGTTGCCCATTCCAGAGGATCTCTTAATTTTGCTATAGCCTTCATCTCATAGCGCATAGTCCCTTCTGGAGGGGTGTCTTTGAATAAAACCAAGTCTGCCAAGGTGGAAGGCGCTATGTGGAAAGAAGCATACAAATCTTTCAAAGCGTTGAACTGTCTTACACAAACATAATCAAAAGATTTGGACCCTTCCAATCTTTTAAGGAAAACACGTACTGCTTCCTTCATGTCTTTTGGTGCCTTTTTCCGAAGGCCTTTTTGGAAAGCTTCTATTTTGACCCTATTGAATTTAGTCCAAGCTCCTTCTTTGTTCTTTCCTTTTTGCCTATAAAAACGAGTTCTAACTTGAACGTCTTTATTTAGCTTGAAGAAAGTACGGACTTTATCTAAAATATTAGTAAGGTCTCCGTTAGCTTCATGGACTTCAATCAAAGCCTTCTTTAGAAGTTTTAACTCTACCGCTCGTTTCTTTTCAGGAGCAGATGAATCTTTCTTAACTCGTATTTCCAAAGCTTTCCAAGCCCCAGCCATATGTGATCGTATACGAGCAACTTGGTATGCTGGGAAATCTTGGATCATTGCAAAAGCTGTATCTCTTAGAAGAGCATGTTTAGACCCAAATAGCACAGTCAAAAATGCTTCCTTATGGTCTCTAACCTTTGTGTTCTTCATAGCCCATACTGCCATATGGGCGTAGAACTCTGGGTCTTCTTCACACATCAATTCGTGCAAAGCAAGGACATCTCCCATCTCTCTATGGGGACAGTTGATAAGAGAGTCAAATATACGTGCTCTAACAGTATATTCATCTTCTTTGCCCAGTACAGAATCCGGACGTAATACTACAAGTCCAGAAGCTTCATATCCCTCTACTTGAAAATTTCTAAGTAGACCCGACTCTAGGTTAAGATATATCTCACAAGCAGTCTTTAATTGTGCTTCCGTCGGATGTTCCTCTACGTCCAGAACATTGAATTCAAATTCACGGCCTTCACCGTTTACGAAAACGTGCATATGAGTGATATTCATGCCTTGTCTGTACATGCTTTGTCCCCTTTTCTGTATATATTGACTACTTCTAACATGGATGTTGTAAAGTCTGTTAGAAAGGAGTTTACATTTATCTTAAGTTCTTTTAGCGGTGGCTAGTTTAGCCATTATATCCCGAAACATATTTTCTACATCCGCTCCATCTGCTGCGGCATCTGCAGAGAATATAACTCCATATTTTGTTCGACATTGTCTACAGATATTTAATTCTTGAGGGGTATTTTTGAAGTACGAGCGAAGTTGTCTGCCGTTGCAGCTTTCAAGGGGTTTGAAGCTGCATTCCGTTGCGGATTGAGTTGTAGAATGCATTAACTAGTCCTACTATGTTATGGTATTGTTCAACGTCTTTTACCAGTTCCATAGCGTCATCTCCTATCCCGGCCTCAGCCCCACAAAGGTTGCCTACAATAGCGGCAGTGGTGTCACAATCACCTCCCGCGTTTACGGCAGCAAGCACACCTTCATGTGCATTCTTTCGGTATTTAAGATAACATGCTACAGAGAACGGGTAGCTCTCAATAACATAACATCCTGTCCGGTACAGATGTGCGAAATATTCGACATCTCGATGTAGATTATCAGGTATAAATTCAAGTCGGCTCGATAAAGTTTCCCCCATATCTGGAAGTTGTTTCTCAACCTTTATAGTATAATCCATAATCTGATCCCATTTACTCATGGGATCAACATCGTTCATTGCAAGAGCAATGAGTATAGACTGAAAGATACCTGCTGTTACAGCCCTACTATCTCTGTGGGTCATAATGGATATATTCTTAACAATATTCGCGAGACTGCTCAGTTTGAATGTCCCAGCCTTGATTTCATCTGAGTACACCATACCAAAATAAAGACCAGCACTTCCAATCTTCATTGGGATGCCATTACCCGATCCACCAGGTTTACCGCTCTTGTTCCAAGGCACTCCACTTCTAAGTCTCATCACGCTCTCACGTGTGGATCCTCCCCATCCTCGAGCACCGATACCCAAGGAACGAACATGATGTTTAGCTATAACATTCATATCCCATGATCCAGTCTCGACAAAAGCTTCCATTAGAGCAATGGTAAGCTGTGTATCGTCAGTCCAGCCACCAAGTTTCAAAAAAGATGCAAAACTGTTCTTAGGTGCGGTAAGGCCGGTCACCCATGCTTTACCATTTCGATTATAAATATCCAACGGGGCTATTGTTTCAAAAGGCATGCCTGCTGCATCTCCATAAGCACCCCAAAGGATACATCCAAGGAACTTATCCAATACAGGGTCTCTTGGGTATGAACTAGGCCCATAGGATTTTGTAAAATATCTATGACCTTCTCCCCGAAGGTCAGGTGGAGTTTCTTTTTTAGAAAGATCTGGCGTAGTAGCCGATCTTAAAATTACCATTGGTTTAATTTTAGACTTACTCAAAACATCACTCCCAAGAACAGGTACAGCCCTCTTATTACAAGAGGGCTGTACCCTTCGGTTTAATTGCCCTCGGTCCCTATAATCAGGTCAAGGTCAGGGTATTTTCCAAGGCATTCACGGTCACCACGAGGTCGTTACCGTTTCCAACCCCGTAGGTCATAAGATCACGGTCACGGAGCCGAAGCTGGCCGTTTGCGGGCTGGAGGCGCGCAACCGGGGTCTCGCCGTTACGAGCCGCCCGAAGGGTAACGGTATTGCTGAGGGCCGTACCCTCCAACACAACTCCGGCACCCGGATCGAAGCCGAGGAGGCGGGTAACCGGGCGTGGGATCTGCGCATAACCGTCTGCGTTATACGGCACCTTGAAGGTGTCGCCGTCACTGGCATCCTTCCCGCCGTTGTAGAGATCAGATGCCGCAAGCACTGTTGCGGGTGCAGGTGCGGTACGGGTCACGGTGCGCCGAGGGGCTGAAGCCGGAGCCGTAGTGGTCGTGTTTCCCGAGAAATTGCTACGGTCTACCCGTCGCGGCCAAGGACGTACCGACAAGTCCACGCTGTTCGGGTCATCCGAAACCGGGTGGTACGCATAAACCTGGTCTCCTCCTGCATACACGAGGGTGCGGCTATAGTTCGGAAACAGTGTGGTGCTCTCGTTGTTCCAAAACCCCCGAACCTCCGTTCCGATGTCGCTGTGGCTCAGGGTGCCAGCCTCGGTCCCGGCATTACGAACCGCTGCGGTCACATGGCCGCTGGTGAAGGTCGTATTGGCTGCAACAAAACTCGTGATGGCATTACGAACGTCAGAAGATGCATTAGCATTCATTTACAGTACCCTTTTCTATTAGTTGGTTTTGATGGGCTTACCTTTTTGCCCGTTGTTATAAACCCAACGGACCCACAATTCAGAAAGTCAGATAAAAAATACATTTTGTCTAAAAATTTTGCATCAAGATAAACATTCGTTTAGGGCTATTCGGGTAAATACAAAACTCCCTATCGTAAACATATTCTTTTTGTGATTGTGATAAGAAAATCAGGAGTAATAACATGCCGTATATATCTGCCGCAAGAATTAAAGACAATACAAATGGTGTCCTTGTGTCACTGTTTTCTCAATTTTCGGAAACAGTTTGGTCTAAACTTAGGTCCTCTCAAGGACCTAGAAGACTTCCCTTTTTTACGATGTATGAACATTTGAAATCTAAATGGTCAGATGAGACTTTTAGTCCAGGTTATAGTTTTGAAGACGCGTTTAGAAATTTGCGTAGAATTATATATACTGGACTAACTTCTGAAAATGCTAAGAATAAGTTCAAAGCTATATCTGCGGATCTACTTCTACTCTTAAGAAGAGTAGATAATGAACATGTTTCTAGAGCTAATTATGTTGATATTGCGGTTTTGTATGGTAATTTGATAGAATTAGTAGCCGCTGAAAAAGACGTATTCTTAAAAGGTATGGAAAGAGGTATAGGAAGTTGGAAATTCTTTAGAAGTGTTACGGATCAAGAAGAAAGTTTATTGCGGTTAAAACGAGATGATCCTTCCGCCTATGAAACAATAGTCCAACAAAAAGAGATTTTACAGGAAGAAGAAAGAAAAATTCAATCCAAAATAAAATCTGACGGGTATGAGCCGGTTAGAACCAAAAGATTTGGACAATTATTTTGGTCTGCTACTACAGAGACTGGTGACAAAATAATCTATTACCGTGATAAGAACACAGGTATGGTAACATCTCAAGACAATGAATCTTTTACTTCTTACTTGAAAGAAAAACAACAAGCAGAGAAAAAGTCTTTACGAATTTTCCCTACTGATCTTAATGAAATAAGAAGATATTCAGAATCTGACGTAACGGAAAAATCTCAAGGTCAAACACCTCTCTACGTAGCTATAACAGATGACAAAGCTAAACAACATGGTATAACACGTATCTATCCTACTATAGAAATAAATGGAGAACGTGTTGTTTCTGAGGGCAGATTCAAAGGTTTTGTTGTTGATGACTTGGTTAATGACGCGGGTAGACAAATAGAAGGTGTTGCATTCAATTTTGATCCTGATACGCAGCTCACTACAAAAATAGAAATAAAAAGTCAAGACGGAAATCCAAATGTCCGAGTGAATAGAGAGCCTTATGTCACTCTAGACCAGAATGGAAAATTATATATCAAGATTCCTTCTACTCAAAAATATACTCTATTCCGTCAAGCCTTGAGTAATTTAGCGGGTCAAATAAGTACCGTAGAAAAGGTTTCTAATAGTCGTAGCTCTAGCTTTAGATTTGACCCAAAAGACTTTGCGGCTGTTAGACAAGCTTTAGGAAGTTTTTCCATGTCCAAGGCAGCTATAGATAAGATTCGAGAATATTTCTTGAAACTGGCTGAGTTTGACCTAGCTACCGAAAAGGAAAACTTAAAGAATTACACAACGGATGCCATTGGAGGGTTTAGACCAGGAGTAACACTCCTAATAAAACAAAAACAAGCTTTGGCATGGATGGAATCCAGAGGCAATAATGGAGTCTGTGCTTTAGACGTGGGAATAGGGAAAACTCTTTCTGCTATAGCAATGATAAAGAAATTAAAGAGAGATGGAATAGATTCGGAACCTGATAATAATGGACGTTTCCTATTCGTATGTGACACATCCTTAATAGGTAATTTACCCAAAGAAATACATAAGTTTTGCGAAGACCCGTCTGAAGTGTTGAAAGTAACAGACATCATTACTTATCGTAAGTTTACTCAATATAGAGATAGAGATCCTAAATATGGAGAAGATTACGTAGCTATTTTCTTTGATGAAGCTCAAAAATTCAAGAATGTTGACTCAGGAGTAACTCAAGCAGCCATGAGTTTGAAACATTCTAGAAAAATACTTCTAACAGCTTCGCCTATGACAAGAAACCCTGTAGAAGTATTCACTTTAGCTGCCGTATCCAATAATGTAAACCTTAATACTCCACAAGGCAGAAAATCTTTACAAGAGTTTAAGAGTAGATTCTGTGAGATAGTTGGTGGACGTGTAGTAGGCATCAAAAACGATCCTATCATACTAAGAGAGTTTAGAGTATGGGTTAAGAGGAATTTATTCTATGCAGACAAGAGAGATGTAGAAGAAGTAGCTCTTCCGGATCTAAAGTCTACTACCAAGACAGTTACTATGGATCCTCGTGTAGAGAAGAGATATAGAGAAGTAACACAAAAGATAAGTGATGTCCTCAAAGCATTAGTCATTAAATATAGAGATAGGGCATGGGACGATCCACAAGCTAAGAGAAATGATTTAGAAGCTTTCAGGATACGCTTTGCGGCTGTGTTGAAAACCTTGAATGATTTAGCTAATACTCCAGAGACTATTGAATCGAGTCTGACTCCGGAGGAAAGAAGTCAAGGTCCTATAGTTAACCCAAAGGTCCAAGAATGCATCAACATAATTGATGAACAGGTTGACAAAGGATCGAGATCTTTATTGCACACTGATACGCCTAGCTTTGCGGGACATGTTGCTCCAAGGCTGTCACAACGTTTCTCTATGAAAATTATAGCAGTCTGCTACCCTACAGAGATCGTATTGTACCAAAATGGTAAAGCGTACAAAACTTATAGACCTAAAGAGTACACTGATCTTGATGGCAAAACTTATCCCGCTGAAGAATGGAAGACATATGTGCTATCGAGAATCATATGTCCGGATCCAAACGTTATAGCATGTATCTTAACGGCTACCTATGCGGTAGGCCAAAATCTTCAAGCATTTGATACTACTATAAATCTTGATAGAGATACTTGGAACGCTGAGGTAATGAAACAACGTACCGGTAGATGTTGGAGACAAGGCCAGTCTCAAAGTGTTAAAGAATATACTTTAGACGCCGTTTATAATGAAGTAGAAGATCAAACAGATGCCACCTTAGACGAGATTAGAAGATGGATGCAGGAGCTTGAAGAGGATCTGTTTGACTCTGTTGTAATAGAGAGCCAAACAGAGGCTCTTGGAAAAGAGATTAGAGAAATGACTTGGGTGTCTTCCTATTATACAGGTTTGAATAGAAAACTTATGGAATTAACTATGAGTCCTAATCCATGTCGGATAGGAGAAACAGAATATGAGGAAGCTGCATGATTTATAAGGATGGTTTTACAACAAATGGTAAAAGGTCTCCAGGCTATGATTTATCTTTCGAGGTTTTTTTGGCTTTGAGAGACACGTCTGACAAATTAGAAGAATATGAAAAACGTTTTGATGCTATTAATAGGTCAGGTTACAGAGATTATGGAGACTTAGAAAGAAAAAGTTTTGAAATGCTTGGAAAAGATTTGAAAGAAATTAAAACTAAAATAAAGTTAGCTCAATGGAGTTTTTCAGAGTACCAATCACCTGATCTTTTTTGAGGAAATATAAATGAAACCAATCACATTACAAGAATGGGACTTATACGTTAGAGAATTGACCCCAGAGGATCTATGGAATAAATCTAGGTCTATGAATACCATTAATTTTGTTAGACAATTAGAGTCAGAGGGGTATAAAGCTGACCACATCCATAAAATTTTTGCTGTATTCTCTAGAAGATTTTCAGAATTAGATTTGGAGCCACCTACCGGAGGGTATGTAGATCTAAGAGAAATATTGAATTAGACTTTTAAGGAAGTGTTCTAAGCCCATAGAACAAATAGAAATACTATTAATACTGCCTTTTTCTCATACTTAACCACTTATTTCAAGTAAGTTTAAGGACAAGGCAAACCAAACAAATTTGATAAGATATGTATTGTCCAATGAAGGATGAATCCTAATCCTGGAATAGCTATAGCTGTACAATATATCTTAGATTTCCAATTAAAAGGCATCATAGAATGAATTCCATGATGCTTATGTGTACAGGTTTCTACTTTTTCTATTGTGTCACTCATTAATCTTCTCCGAACGTGTTGTTACTGGTTCCCATTTAACTTCTACGTCTACTATATCTCCTGAAAACTTTCCAAGATACTCCGCTTTTCCTTCTTTTCCTCCACCTATATAGCCGTATAATCTAGAAGAAGAACCTTCTAGTATAGCAAAAGCTTTATTTTTACATATAGGTCTATATTGAATCTTACCTGTACTACGACTTACAAACATTAACTCATATACTCTATAAACGAGATGCCCTTTTTTGGAATACCTATCTAACACAGTCCATCTTAAAAGATCACCTTCAGACAAATCTTTAAGATGTTTCTGTTCTATAACTTGACCAACCGTCAAAGTCTTTTTGACGTACTCTTTCACTTCTTTCTTGGGAGGTGGTGCTGGTGCGTCTAAACCTTCTTTTTCAAGAAGACCTAAAAGCATTTTGATGAAAGCATCGTCTCGCTCTTTACGGGTAGCTACGAATTCTACCCCATATTCTACATCTTCATCTCGGTTAACGGCATCGACTTGATCATCCGAACAATCTTCCATTAGAAGAGAACCTACGTCCCCTTTGCAAAAGACATAGGATATAGCGTCCGCTTCTCTAGTAGTCCAGCCGTTGTCGGCAGACAATACTCCAAAGCCAGGGTATTTTGTCCCAAACTTAGCTTGTTTACCTATCCCCCTCCAAAACCTAAGAGTAGCACTACGTCCCCATGACCTTGGTATCACGGCAAGGCTTGATAATAACGTATGTACGGTCCATCTTACTTGAGGGGTGTTTACTGCTTCATACCTATCTTGAAATCCGCACCCTACCTCACTCTTATCTGTATTTTGTCTAAACAACATTATTAGGTCAGGGTCTGCATCTTCTGAGAGTGATGTATGTATGTCTTCCCAAATGTCTTCATCATAAATTACTTTACGGTTACCTGTTAAAGCTTCCCCTACCTCTACTACGAAATACCGGACAATGTAAGTAGGATACTGAGACATTCTTTTAAGTTTTTCTGCTCTCCATTGAGCTTGAATCGCAGACTTTCTATTCCAATTAGTATTCCAAGTATCCCCTGGTTGAGCTATGTCTGCTTCTTGAAGCTTTTTAACCCAAGCTGCATTTTCTCTAGATGTGAAAAATTCCATGATAGATCCTTATATGGATGTTTACTATGAAACATACAATACGGGCATGTAGTCAAGTTCGAGATTCTGTTAAATACCTAACTGTCCTTACAATTTCTACAAAAGCTTCGTCTTTACTTCGCCATTTTTCTACAGGCTTAGAAGGACATGTTTTAGTGTTTGCAAAAGGTGTGGTTTCTATAAGATGATTTGATCTTAATAAAATAGGTAATATAATTTGATTCGGTTTGACAGATTTATTTAGCCTCATCAAAAGATTTTGAGATATGGAAGAGGTCAATCTAGTTTCAAATAGGATAAGTATCACGCTACTGTTTAATATATATTCTTCTACTTCTGGTGTAAGCATGGATACAAATATCTTTTCTGAGTACATTCCGCATAAGCGTTTAAATGGCGCTAGATGCACATCCAATAAAGACGCATAGCTAAGTTCTTTATCATGGTATAGTATTACAATACGCTTTGAGTCTATTTTAGAATATATGCCTCGAACAAGGTCAATAAAGTCTAAGTCATCTTGCATGATTCAAACGCCTCGTAGTTTTTGACAACACATAACCAGTATCACTTCAGATCTTCTTCAAGGACCCCTACTGCTTTATACACCCCGTCTATTTCTTTAAACTCTGTCAACGCAAGCCCTGGGTATTCGTAATCGTTTCCAATCCACATTGGAGTTTCTGTGTCAAAATAATAAGGTTCTTCCGAATTTTTCCAACCCCAGAAAGCTCTACTCGTCATCGCTTCTTTAGCCTCTTTTAGAAGCTCCCCAACGGTAGCATACCTAGGTGGATTCTCATATGATGAAGGTTCCATGGCACATTCATCATATCGCCCACGATACGAGAAAAATCCACCATTGCAATTAGTTAAAGCACCTTGAGGAAGGTTAGAAAGGATAGTGATCAGTTGTCCAAGGGTGAGCTGCTTCATAAAAGTCTCCTGTAGTTTTATTATCTATGGAAAACGATAGTCACAAAATAATAGTCAGGGAGACGTTAGGCAATAATTTTCCAAAGCAATATGAACCCAAGAGAAAATTGGAACCTTTCTGAAGAAGTTCCGAAGGTATAAAAATTCTCGTTATTCACAATCAAGGTCAATTTTTCAGGGAAAGAAGAGTTTTGAAGGAAATTCAGAAGTTCTGTTTTCCCCTCTAAGGTAGTTAAGTCTGTCTCAAGACAATATTCATCTTTTTCTGTTAGAGTAATCATTTATAGTCTTTCATATTGGATAACAACCACATATGAATAACGACAACACTAAAGAAGTAATCAGAGAGAAATTAATCCATATTTTCTGTTAGGGTAATCATTTAGGGTAACTCTCCGGGTCTATGAGACAAAAGTCCACGTCAACAGAATAAAAAGTCTCTAGATCTTTTGTAAACCTGAAAGTGTTGTAACCATTTTTCGTTGTGAGCTTATAAAATGCCCATACCATAGTCCCTTTGGTCTTTTCTTTTACTAATTCAAAAACAGTCACTTCTCCAAGTAGAGTTTCTTGGTCACCTTCACTCAGCTCAACATATACCGTCTCACAACACTGTTGTTCATGTCCGAGAGTAAAGGTACTACCACACACCGTCTGGAAATGAACAGTTTGGGGTCCTACAAGGACTCGTGCTAGCGTTTTCCCGAGCAAGCAATTCAAAGGTACTTTTTGAGGTTGAAATCTCATATTATTCCTGTATTGTGTCTAATTTACGGATAAGAAAATCAAGAATCTCTGTAGTAGTGCAGCTTAATTCTGGATCTTCACTTTCTGTTTCCACTCTCATTTCGGATGGATCATACCATGGAGCAGAAGTAATTATTTCTTTCCATACAGACAAACTATCTTCTGTGTTAGATATAGTATAGTCACTACACCCACGACTCTGTTCTTCTTTCCTGTAATCTTTCAACACCTTAATAAGGAGGTCTTTTTCTGCATTAGTCAAGTACATAGTATCCCTCCAATGTACTTTAGAATTAAGTCCCGATGTAAGGCTTGGTCTTTGCTGTTATGGTATTCGGCAGCATAAACGATTTGGTCACAACCCACTTTCTGGTCAAAAGACCATATTACATTGCGCCATACAGTCTTACTACGTGGTTTGTCCTCATTCTTGTATTTTGTGACTTCAAGCAGGACCGGAATTCCTTCTTTGAGGTCTGGAATAAAACCAGGTCTATCGTCACCCCATCCAATAAAGGCATCTTTGAAATTTTCTTGAGTGTACCCGGAGTATTTAACGGTCTTTGTCATTTGATTACCCCTTGTAGTGGATTACTTTATGGTGATATAATAACGTATAGGGAGGGGGTAATCTAAGAGGAAATATTAACGTCCGTCAGGGCTAATGTCCATAATATAGTCGAGTCGATGCTGACGAAGAGTATAAACAATATATTCTTCATTTACCAGCTGTACCCCAGGAACCCCCTTTACTGAATGATACCCAGAAGGTGGGGCAGTCAAATGTGTCTGAGCCGTCGTGTATTCTTTAATACGTCCTAGCGCAAGGGAGCAAACATAAAGATAAACATTATTGCTTCTGTTGCCTGTACCCCCCCAACCGCCCTGAGAATATTGTAGACTCTTTGATGAATTCGACCCAAAATATAGTCCCGCTCCATACATGCTTCCTGTAATTACGGCTCCCGGAGGCCGTAGAAGCAAGCCCTTAGTCGTAATACCAAGGATGTTTGCATTACGACTACCGTGGTACAAAGCCTGCACATTGCCCACCTTATTCGGATCAAGCCAGTTGTGGTCTTTCTGAGAAGAAACACGAAGCTTAAAAATGTTGCGAACCTTCATTCGGTCATACTGACGATGGTTATGTGCCCGAGAATTCAAAGCATTCTGCTCAAGCTTTTTCCATACTGGATCATTACGGTCTACTACTTCAAGGTCTGCTCCAACACTGTCATAACGGTCCCAATCAGTAGTGCCACTTTTGAACGAAGTCTGAACTCCTTTTACATCTGAAAGAAGGTCAATAAGGTCAATAGCCGTACTAAGCTTTGGCAAATTATCGATACAAAGCCTATTCCAATCCGGCCGTCTATCGATTTGCTGTGGGATTGTAGAATAAAACCCAGTGGTCAATTTCATCAAAGTTGCATGGTCTTTACCATCTAATAGCAAAAGGCGAATCTCATCAAGAATACCCCTACCGTCTTCCAATTGAGCCTGGCTCAGAGTTCCAAGGGGATTGTCAGCGGTTGCCTTGAGCACTCCAGTATTCAAACTGGATCGAGCTGCCTGTCCAGCTTCCTCGAAAATATGTGTTAGGAAGGACACAATCTCACGTGCCAGAGAAGGCGTTGACATTACAGTTGTCGGATCCGGCTGTACTTGAGCCTGCGATGCTGTGGTAAGTTTGGTGGTATCCACAATAGCCTTGCCGTGGTCTGACCCTACCTTCGCCTGGGCCAGGTCAACGGGCACATATTTCTTGGTATAGTCCTTGAAGTTGTACTTGCGGCTACATTTGGAGCAGGTCATAACGCCTGCGACATCCGTCTTATTACCACAAGCAGAGCACTTAGGGGCTCCGAACTTGTCCTTCAGAAGATCATTGTACTGCTGTTCAGCTTCATACTGAGAAAGAGCAGAGCCGTTATCATTCAGGTACTCGCGCTCAGCCATCTTCTCGCCTACACGTCCGTAACTCACGAACACCGTATAATTTGATGTTCCTTCGTCTTGATGAAGCTCTGCGCTATATGCTTTATTGTGGTTGGCATCAGAGTCGGTGCATATTCCGTATGCACGCTTTAGAACAAGGGGTTTTGCAAAACGGCAAGTCCCTTTATTACAGGCTTTCATTTGTACTTCCGTTCGTTGAAGGTTGTTGTAATATTGAAGAAACGATTTGAGGTAGATTTTTCTAAGAGAGGTTATAATTAATCTTCTAAGACCGTAAGAATTACAATATCATTTTCTCAACAAATTTCTACAGCATGTACATTTTTAAGAGATAAAAATGATTTTTTAAGCTCTTCCAGTTTGCTTTTATCGAAAATACTTTCTACGATGTGAGGTCTCGTTTTTAGAGACTTTGAAATATATTGAGTAAAAAGTTGCACATTCATAGTTATAAGTATAGTTAAGGTTTATAGGTTGAAAACATTAGTACCAGATCAAGGAGTCGAACCCTGAAAGATCTAGGCATCGAACGGCTTTGTCGTAAAGAAATTCCTCATATCACATATACGGATGTATTTGTAGAACGTATACACAATATTTGTCATCTCTCTACAATGTTAGGTAATGGTCTCTATTTCCATATGCATCTTTTTACGATTACACGCATATGATTTTTAAGTTACCTAACGTACCCTGCGCTTTGAGTTACCTCAAAATTAAGGGTCAACTTCCTGTTCTAGATCACGGCGAACGGGCCTCTGGTATATTCTACTTACTCACAAACGGCAAATTCCTCCAATTATACTTTGAAGTGGAGTCTATAAATCTTTCTCTCCAATCAATCTTAAAGGGACAGTTTTTAGACCCTACACGGTAAACTTCGGCTTTCACGATGTGTACGAATTTACCATGTACATCCTTCCATACTCCTAGCTTCGCATCCTGTAGCATATTTACTGTGTCAGCATTGTATGTCTTCCTAGAGTACTTAGTCTTTGTGAATACACGTACTCGGTTTGGGTCAAGACACATACTAAAGGACTCTTCTACATAACCGTATTTATGGCCATTGGTTGAAGTCATAATTAAGATATAAGATTTCGTTTTCATTCGACTTCCACATAAAAACCAAGATTTTCTGCCCAAGCATAAACATCTGAAGCAGGACCGTCATAAAACTTTACAGAATCACCTCCATTGCTCTCAACCTCTATGTGAATAGAGTCTGTCATGCTTTCAGCCGTATCATAATCAGAGTCTCTATCCCCAAGTACCTTCACCTTAAACATTTGAGTACCTTTATTAAACTTCCGTGACAATCACTACGGCAGAATGTCTTTTGTCATTATACTTAATTTCAACACGCCGAACCGTACTTATCTCGGACAAACTTTTAAGATAGACTTCTATGTCTTCTTTTGAACGGGTGCTTTCAATAACATGGGGTTTGAAAGACATACCTTGAGAGATATATTGTGTGAAAACTTGATACATAAACTCATTTCTAATTATTATTTGTTTTGAACTTATGAAAAGTCAACGTTTTTGACATTGGAAAGATTAAGAGAAATTTAGGCAGGTTCTTCAAAAACAGGCAGGCTTCCATCTAACAATACTGTCCAGCGTTCCCACGAATTAAGGGTGCTAAACCAAATATCAGATAATCTCTTCTCAAGAGATAAACATTTTAGCTTCATAGAAGCTAACCTTCGGACCTTACGGTCTTGTTTATTATGCATCATGATTCGGTCTTTATGATGCATATGTGGACGGAATAAATAGTTGGTCAGCTCAAAGGTAGTACGAGAATAGCATGTTCCTGCCTCCGTTAGAAGATTTATGGAGAATTGTTTTACTGCAACACGTATTAAACGTGAATTGACGTCTAAAAATTAGATTATGATATTAAGTTCTCGTCAAACTTTGTACTCGAAGCTTGTTGTACTCTGACAATTTCTGGAAAAAGTCCCCCTGCAATTTTGCTTCCTCTAAAGCATTACCTGTATGTTTGTAAGTGTTGGTAATACCTATTTTAGCTAAAGAGCGTTCTGACACATCCCCGTATTCTATTCCGGTTCGTCCAATAAGAAGTGATTTAAGATCTATAGATCTTCCTTGTCCTGTTCCAAATGGATTAGTACCCAAGAAATGAGTAAAATACCATGTGATAAACATGTGGTCATAGAAACCATTCCAAGACACTAAGACAGGTTTGTCTGGGCCGGAGACTCTGCGTACCCATTTTAGAGATTGAGACATAGCTTCTTTAGGGTCAAACCCCCATCCATCTTCATTTATTTTCTTCCAATCAAATCTAGCAGACTCCAGGTAACTTTGATCATGTTTGGATCCAGACAAAGGTCTTATCTCTATGTAGAAATTCTTGTCTGGGTCTAAATCATAACCACATACTGACATACCTAGACTTAATAACGAATAATCTCCGGGAATAGGTCCAGAGGTTTGTACATCCACACTTATAAATAAATCTGACATTTTCAACTCCTCCCGGTAGAACCGGAACTAACGTATCTCTGAGGTTGTGGGGCTGACTTCTTATCCTCACATAAATCTTCAGGTAAAAAATCTATATCAGGGTCAGAATTTAAGAGCCCAGATTCTTTAAGAAGATATTCAGCACACTTATCTCCTTTATATAATTCTCTTTGTATGGTAACACGCTGTATTTCTGCGTTCAAGTGAGTTTCCCCAACAACAGAAAGACATTTCAAAACTTCTTTAATGTCAGCCGGACTGAATCCTCTCGTTAAGTTAACAAGATTTTCTTCATCTAAAACTACATTGTATAGAGAGCAATAATGATTGATTATTTCTTTACGCGAGTTTTTGTTTGGTTCACCCACATATAATACTTCATCGAACCTTCCAGGTCGCAATAAAGCTGGGTCTAAAGTCTTGACTGTATTGACCGTTCCTATGATGATGTTATTGAATTTTTTATCTTCCATATAATGAAGTAATTTTTTAACCCCAGGGTTTCTGTCTAAATCGTCAAATAATACAACTCCAGGATTTAAATGAGATACAAAATCGCTAATATAGTCTATACCACAATAATTCAAAGCTTCTGGGTCAATTCTTAAAGTTCGGCCACCTAAATTACAAGATAATTGTCGAGCAAGAGAGGTTTTTCCTGTTCCTGGTGGACCATGGAACAATATTTTTCTAGATAGTTTGGCATTTAAAAAGGCTTGACATCTAGTAGTAAGAGACGCTAAATGTGTCCAAGGCGAGTCTTCTGACGGTATGCTAACATATGCATCCTGTTTATCTAATTTGGATAGTTGGACTTGAGCTTCATATTTAGACCTCTCATCCATTATTAATTGAAGACCATCATTACCTTCTTTTTCCCAAACGGAGTCAGCAAATCTCTTCTTAAATTCTGAATAATCACTCTCAGAACGTAAATAAGGGCCTGCTCCGGTTATATTACTTCCATCATCTTGATGGAATGATGTCATATAATATTTCAACCCTCCAGGCAACGAACATTCTATAAGTTCTTCACTAGTTTCTTCAAACTTATACCTGTTTTTGGGGTCTGAGTAAGAGAGTATAAAATCCGACAACCTAGCATGAGGATCAGGGTTGTAAAGATACCCTATCTTTTTGAGATACTCGATGATAGGGTTTTTGTATTTGCGTAATGCAAAGGTAGGATCATTTTCTTTCTTGTAAACATACACAGCTTCAAAGGTAGAAAATGCTTGTTGCGACCTAACTATTATTGAATGACCCTCGTAAGGTCTAGACCAAATATCTAAAAGATTTTTAAATAATTTCCATTTTCCTGTCAGAAATTCAGTATCTATTGCTCTTAACCCACGATCACTATTTACTCGGAATGATCCCATATATGTGTCCTTATGTTTGGTTCAGACACATACAACGGTCAATATTTTTATCCTGGGTATTTTTATTTATTGAGCTGGTCTAGGAGTTTAAAACAAGACTCTGCAAAATTCACATATAGTCTATTAAGTTCTAGATCTCGGTCTTCTGAGTAGGTCCCTTCTTCTTTCCAACGAGAGACTATCTTTTTAACGAAATCAACATGATGTTGGCAAAGACCTTTTTTCATTAGATCAGGATCTAAGACATGTGTAACAACAGCATGCAAATCTTCTGAATAATTCATTATTTTCTCACAAGCTCCGTTACAACCCACACTACCCAACAAAAAGGCAGAAAAGGTAGGAGAGCTAGGTCCATGTCCGCACTGATACAAATACCATTTCCATTCATGGCATTTCGAAACCAGGATTTTGCCTTAGCATTAGGACGTGTAAATACAATCATCATAAGGACCTCCATCATGTTTAATTAACAACGATAATGACGAAGGAGAAATAAGATGCTAAATGAAGATTTTCATAAAAATTGAACAAAAACTAAAAATCTTTCGTTAAGGTTCTAAGTTAATAATAGACAGGAGAGGCTGTAAATGAGAGTATTCTGAAGAAACAGAGACAATGTCTCGAAGTAAGAGAGCCATAAGACGTAATTTTTGTCGAACTGTTAATCGATCTAACTCTAAAGTCCTATAGAATTCTTCCATAGACATGACATACTCCTGTGCAGGTATGTCATAATATTACATCTCTCGACAGTTTTTGTTAAGCACAAAATTACGTTTTAAGCGATAGGATGGATTACGAGATTTGCAAACAGAACATTTCTCCCATGGGCCTACTTGATTTGCGTCGCAACGGCACCAAAATACTCCAGTTCTTGTCGCTAATTTCTTTTCTCTATTGGTGGGTTTATAATTACTCATGTATAGTCCACTTTAAAAAGAATAATTATTCGGATAACATTTCTTCTCTCGATACCGAATGTATCTCGGAAGCGTCTTCTATCGACAATTTCCAGACTATGTCCATTGTAGTCATGGAAAAGCCACTAGCTAAAGCTCCATATATGCATTCATCTAATATATTTCTCAGGATGTCAGGTCTTTGAACCGGGTGTATTGTAAGAAGGTCTTTAAGCTTTGCTGTTATCAGCGGGTCAATCTGAGTCGAAGGGGCCTCTGACAACACTTTAATCCAGTTTTCTGTTTCTGTCATTTTATGACATCCATATGCATATAAGGTCTTAAAACTTCTGGAACTATGACAGACCCATCTTCTTGTTGATAGTTTTCTAAGATAGCCACCATAGTTCGGCCTATGGCCAAACCAGAAGCATTCAGGGTATGTACATATCTAGGTTTACCACCGACTTTAGGTCTAAATCTGATATTGGCTCTACGTGCCTGATAATCTAGAAAATTAGAACAAGAGGATATCTCCCTATACTGATTCTGTCCAGGCATCCATACTTCTATGTCGTATGTCCTAGAAGACCCATTGCCTGTATCACCCGCACATAAATGCATAGTCCTGTATGGTAGTTGAAGCAGCTCTAACAAACACTCAACATACCTAACTAATTCTTCATGAATATTTCGAGATTGGTCTGGATGTGCAAACTGTACCAGCTCTACCTTATGGAATTGATGTTGACGGATCAAACCTTTTACATCGCGTCCATGCGAACCGGCTTCTGCTCTAAAACATGGGGTAAAAGCACAATACCTGAGGGGTAGGCCATCTTCTGCTAAAATCTCTCCTGCATGTAGATTGGTGACCGGGACCTCTGCAGTCGGTATTAGGTACAGGTCAGATCCTTGTATTTTGAATAAGTCTTCCTCAAATTTTGGGAGTTGACCTGTACCTGTCATAGTAGTGGCATTGACAAGATATGGAACCATAACTTCTTGGTACCCGTGTCTTATATGTGTATCTAAGAATAAATTTATCAAAGCTCGTTCTAGAGCAGCTCCCGCTCCTCGTAGGACGGCAAACCGGGACCCAGAAATCTTGGCCGCTCTTTGGAAATCTATAATACCTAAACCCTCCCCAATCTCGTTGTGGGCCTTTGGAGTAAAGGTAAATGCTGTAGGGGTATTCCAAGTACGTACTAACACATTGTCGTTAGCGTCAACGCCGTCTGGCACGGTGTCTTGCAATAGATTAGGCAGTAACAAAACTTGAGAATGTAGCCTATCCGCCAAGTCTTTACAGTCAATCTCAAAAGACTTGATGTCGTTTCCTAATTCTCTAGCATGTTCTTGAAGAATAGTCGTGTCTTGTTTCTGTATTTTAAGTCTGCCTATCTCGGAAGCTAACCTGTTACGGTCAGTTTTGAGCATCTCTAACTTGTGAAGGGTGTTTTTATGAAGACTAAAGAGGTTCAGGAGATGAGTTAAATTAAAATCTGTATGTCTTTTTCTAAGATTCTCTATAATCTTATCTGTATGTTCTACAACGAAACGTACATCTAACATGTCTACCTCAAGTAGTGACACACAATATGGATTCTTAACTACACTCATCTGGTATAGTGGTATCCGTAATAACATAACCTAATTTTTTAAGCTCTATATCACACCACTCTAAATTTTCGGCATCATCATAGCCGCCTTTTGGTCCAAATTTCCACTTGTCACTTTCTTCAGAATGTGTTGTAAAAGGGGCTACCCTAATTCTTGGGCTTTTTTCACAAAAAGCCACCCTATCTTCTAAAGATTTCGGATTCCCTCCTACAATAATCCTCATCCAACAATACGGATCAGGACCAGGTTCACGCATCCATGATGAAACCTTTGTGTGATTAGAATTCTTAATAACTTGTGATAACTGTTTTATTTCTTTAGAAATTAAATTCATATAAGAGATCCTTATGTCTAAGATTTAGACAATATTTTATTAAAACTTTATAGAATATATTGACGGGTCCAGGAAGATTCGAACTCTCAGCTTACGGAAAAGATGTGTTCTGTTAGGAGACCTAATTCTGTACGAAATTGAATCTCTAACTCTTTACATCTGTCTTCTGAGAGATAACCATTTCGGACACATTCTCCGTTAACAAACAGAGCGTTCCCAAACCTAAAGGTAGAATTGTATTCTACCCAATCTTCAATGCCATCGTCCCAATATGACCTAATAATGTCCCCATTGAGGTAAACTCGAGCACACTTATATTTAGCTGTTCGAGGATTTTTACTCTGCTCTTGGTCAGATGAATGAGATGGAATCTGGTACATTAGCATCCTTTCAAAATCTGATAGACTTTCATCGGAAAATTCCTGGTGAAAGGTTTACACCTAAACGAAAATAAGGTATTAAAAGGTAGAGAATTTATTGAAGAATTTAAAGGAAGAGATTAGAAAAGAGATTAAATGGCAGGGGCCGAGGGATTTGAACCCATCGCTAAAAGGATTTGGAGTCCTTTAGGCACAACCTACGCTGACCCCTATTGAATATTATTGGAGGACCATGGGTGAATTGAACACCCCTCTTCTGCTTCGAAGGCAGTTGCTCTGTCCGATGAGCTAATGGTCCAAAAAGTTGAAAATACTTAACATCAGGCCAACCTTATAGTTCTGATGTTAGGACGAGGTCTTAATATAATCGTCTGGAGCGCCTCGGGAGAATTGAACTCACCGTCTTGGGCTTCGTAAACCCTTGCTCTATCCGTTGAGCTAGAGGCGCATTTTTAAATCTTTTTTCTTATACAGTATGCCTAAAAGCTCACATCTTTTCCTTACAGCAGCTTCAGACACATTAAACATCAATCCTATGTCTATTATAGAATTAGACTTTACTAAATTTTCTAACTCCTCTTTTGAGGGGTCAAATTTTCTCTGTGTTAAACCTCTCCATTTTTGAGAACATAAAAAACATCTATCATATTGATTATGAGATACCTGTTTATTACAATCTATACAATATTTTGGAACATGCCTTCCTAGTATTTTATTCCTACCTGTATAAGTTTTTGTTTGACTGTGACAGTTAGGACATAAAAATCTTAAATTCTCTAATCTGTCATCAGTTCCGTCACCGTTAATATGGTCTAAATGCAAAACTAATTTTTCACCATTCCAAACTGGCTCTAGTTTACAATTAGCACATATATATGATAATAGGTTTTCTTTTATTATTCTTTCTTTTATATGACTTTTGCCGTAACCAGGACCTTTTACAAAAACTTCTTCATTTGAAGCTCTTCTAAAAAATTTACCTTTTGCCCAAGTACGACCAGTACCTATATGACTAAAGTCTATTCCATCTTCTAAAAGTCGGGTTCTTAGAGTTTTCCAATTATGGCCGATATTTCGTAATCCAACATGAGCTAATATTGCTGTAAAAGTTTCACTCTTTGCTACTAAAGACTCAAACTCTTCTTTTGGAAGATCCCATATAGGACTTGTTCTAATTCTCATATAAATCCTCAAATTAATTTACATATGAGGATTTATACAAAAACATTAGTGCAAAAATAACATAAGACAAGTTTGGTGGGTCCTCCCGGTCTTGATCCGGGCACCCTCTGGTTAAAAGCCAGATGCTCTACCTGCTGAGCTAAGGACCCAAATTAACATGGTTGGGCCGGTAGGAGTCGAACCTACCTAGACCTTTCGGTCACGGATTAAAAGTCCGGTGTACAGCCGATATACCACGACCCCAGATATTACTTAATATAAAACTCATTCTCTACGCTATACGCTTCCTCTGCCCGTTTAAAGGCATCTTCGTCAGTTTCATCTGGACGAACCTGGAAAACCTTAAAATCCTCATAATTGTCTTCTGGCCAAGTACCTTTACACCATACCAATCTAGCTTTTTCTTCCATAACGTCCTCCATGTTATATACACGGAACAAAAGATCCATTATTTAGATGGAATATGGACTCACTTAAAAGATACTGTAGCCCCAACAGCTTCAAACTTTTGCTTTATACATTCCGCGTCTTCTTTACTCATTTCGGATAAAAGAATTGCGGGTACACTACGTATCATTGCCTGTAGCTTTTGTAGTTCTAAACCAACTGTTTCTCTTATTAATTTCATTACTTGAACAACGTTTGGCCCTACCGTGTCCAAACTAACTTCATAACCCCATTTTGTTTCCACAAAATCTGGATACGTAGGATCATAAGATATATGACCCATGTTAGAAGCTTCTCCTTCTAGCTCACATATCAACCCTATAATATGATCTCTTTCAACACCCTTTAAAGATTCACTATAAGCCTCTAAGGCTTTAATACATGCATCTACTGTGCTTCTATGTAATAACACTCTAAACTCCAATACTTGGTGGGCTGGGTGGGAGTCAAACCCACATCTTTCGATTTAAGAGATCGACATTCTAATCTGTTGAACTACCTGCCCAAAGGGTTGTTATATTCAACGTACAGTCAACCCTAAACCTTGTACGTCTAAAACTTGGTGTGACGGGGAGGATTTGAACCTCCGGTTTCTGCGTTATCAGCACAGAGCCTTAACCAGACTTGGCCACCGTCACATATCTAATTTCTGACTTTCATGTATTTCTTTTTATATGAAATTCCATATTTCTCGCATCTTTTCCTTACACTTGCTTCTGATACATTAAATAACTTCCCTATTTCTACAGGGTGTTTCTCTCTTATTAAGAGTTCCAATTTTATTTTTGTTATGTCAAACTTCTTCTTACCGATACTTTGACATTCATTAGAACAATACTTTTGGTTTCCCGTAGAAGGTTGATATTGTTTATTACAAACTTTGCAATCTACTATAGGGTAAACCTTTTTTAAAAGTCTTTTCTTAGCGACCAAAGTTTTATACAACTCTGGCTTATACACTTCTAAAACTTTTTCTTCTGGGATATGTTTAGAATGTATTTCTGAATGACAATTAAGACATAATAACAAACAATTTTTCATCTCCAAGTTATATTTTTCGAAATTCAACACATTATAGGATCCAAAACTAAATGTTTTCTTGGACGGATCTATATGATGAATACATAAAGCTTGTATTGTAGCCTTGTAACCACATATGGCACATTTGTTACCCATAGCTATTACTAAAGCTCGTTTAAATGTTCCTCTAAAATCTATTTCAACTTCTGTTTCTTCATTTAAAGGATCTACGAAATCTCTAATATTTTTAATACCAAAAGGACAACAAGATAAACAATATACCCTATTACTTAAATCTTCTTGTCTACCTTTTATCATCAAGAGATGAGGGAAATTTAACCCACACTTTATACAAACCATTCATTACCACATTAAAAACATTGGTGGGTCCAGAAAGAATCGAACTTTCGTAGTCTGGTTAAGAGCCAGATGTTCTACCATTGAACTATGGACCCAAAGAGTTGTTATAATCGACATAAGGTCAACTCTAAACCCTTTATGTCGTAAATCTTGGTGCGACGAGAAGGAGTTGAACCTTTGATTTTTATGTTTGTGTTTTATTCAAGTCTCGTTTCTTGTAAAGAATACCATAAACCTCGCACTTTTTACGTATTGCTGCTTCTGAAACACCAAACATGTTACCTATCTTTATTAAGGGTTTAGTATTCACAAGCCCTTCTAATTTTTCTTTTGAAATTTCAAATTTTCTACTGGATATAGAGCTGCATTTATTACTACAATATTTTTGTCCATTACTAGTAGTTTGAAATTCAGTATCACATATTCTACAATTAATTATAGGACAGTTTCTGACTATTTTACGTTCTTGCAATACAATATTTTTATAAATTTCCGGCTTATATATTTCTAATACCTTTTCTTGCGGAATATAACCAGAATGTATTTCTGAATGACATCTACAACATAAGAGAACACACTTTAACATCTCTTCTTTGAATTTCGTAAAATTCAAAACATGATAAGACCCAAAATTGAAAGTTTTTTGTTTTGGGTCAACATGATGAAAACATAAAGCTTCTAAAGTATTATTATAGCCACAAACAGAGCATTTTCCGCCCATAGCTTCAACTAAGGCTTCTTTAATATGTTTTCGAGACCCCATTTTTATTATTACAGCAGACATTGGTCCGACCGGGAGAATTTGAATCTCCATGACCGCGTTATCAGCACGGCATCTTAACCGGATTGGATGACGGTCGGATAAACTAAAATAAACTTGGTAGGCGATAGAAGAATCGAACTTCTGTAGCCTATTTGGTAGCCGAGGCGGGTATTGATCCCGCTACCTCCTCTTTGTAAGAGAGGCCATCTTCCTTTGATATACTCGGCCACATATTACACAACTTGATTTTTAAAATCAAAATAGCAGTGATTCGTTGAAGCGGCATTTGCTGGGCTTGCGACCTAGCAAGGGATTCGAACCCATTTATTACACGTCGGTTAACGCCAGCGTAATAAACATAACCTAAACCGCCAATGAACTTCAACTCCTCCAGCTTGTACTTCGCCTTTTTCTGCTATATGGTGCGCCTGGCAGGTTTCGAACCTGCAACCCCCGGTTTAGAAGACCAGTACTCTATCCAATTGAGCTACAAGCGCATTTAAAAGATTCCACGAATTATCGCACCGTGTTGCGTCGGCCTTCTACCGACCGATTTAGAAAAATCTATAGCTTTCTCTAAATCGTGCTCCTTGCTGGTGACTCCGAAAGGACTCAAACCTTTATAATCCGATTTAGAAGATCGGTGCACATTCTTTATACCACGGAGCCATCGTTACTATACTAAACAATAACCAAAAGCCTTTCGTTAATCAAGATCTATGTTATTAAGATCCTGAAGAGCAATTTTTTCTACCTCTTTTTCAGAGGCAAGGATTCAAAGCCCCTTTGCACCGAGGTTTTTCTTTCCAGAAACAAAGCGCCGAGGAGTATCCGCATACAGCCTGCGACGGCGCTTTTCCTGCTCTTTTGCACATTTCCCAGTGTATGGAACTTCCACAATACTCCTCTTAAACATTAAAATTGGTGGGTGCGGAAGGAATCAAACCTACACGTCCGAAGAGTCTGGTTTACAGCCAGATGAGCCCATCACCTGCTCAACACACCCATATTTCATCGAGTCAGTTTACGTTTCATATCACGGAACGGATTGTGTTCTTTGCCGAGTTGGTAATATACAACACACACAAGGATCACACACATTCCACCAAATACCAGTCCGGCTGTCATACCGAACTCCTGCACAAACAACATTGAAAACAGGATGATTGCATAATCCTGAATTTTCTTACCACTCGCCCGGTAGCCAACCTTAATGCCGTTCATGATGCGCTCCGTGTTTTGGTTTATGTCACGTTCACATCATAGTAACGATTACTTAGTCTCTTTTCTCAGATACTTTTTGTATCTTTTTAGTGGGGCTGGCAGGATTCGAACCTGCGTTGGCTTACGCCGCTGATTAAGAGTCAGATGCCTGGCCTCTAGGCTACAACCCCATTAATTTGGTGGGTCCACTCGGTATTGATCCGAGGTAATCCGGTTAAAAGCCGGAGATTCTTCCATTGAATTATGGACCCAATTTTCTAAAACCTAAACAACCTCTAAGCTTGTAACACGAAAAGTTTTCAAGACATTACCAATTCGTACTTTTGCATTCCACCTTACATCTTTGGACATATGTCCCGACCCTGAACTCGGAAATACATTTTCTACAGACCCTGTCTCACCCTTTGAGGCATAAAGCTCGACCTCTCTCGTAATGTGAGAGGTCCTGTAAATGTCACGTTTTAGAGCAACTTTGTCGTCAACCTTGATTTTCATACTTACTCCTGGTGGAGGCCGAAGCCTCCACCACTTATCCAAAATACATATCTTTCCAATTTGAAGGAAACAAATCTTCTAATGTTTTAAGACCTAATAGAGACAGTTTACCTTTATGTACTAATCTATGACAGTTTGGGCATAGTAAAATCAAATTGGAATGTGCATGTGGGTTTTCTATTTTTCTTCCCCTTATATGATGAACATCGCATTCATCTTTATCCCAACCACACGAAACACAAACTGTACTACAATTTAATCTTTTCAAGATTTTTAATCGTGTTCTAGAGGAACCATCCCATATAGAATTAATGTGACCGCTTTTGAATTTACCCTTTGTGTAAGATCCAACTGCTAAAGATAAAATCTTCCTCTCCTCATCAGAAAAAATCTTACCCTTATATTTTTCTTTTAGAGCTTCCGAAATAGAATTTTTATGCTTGTCACTTAATCTTTTTCCAGTTTGATTAAATGTCGCGGTACACGAACTAGAACAAAACTCTTGTTCTATTATAGTTGTTTCAAAATCACATAAACAATTTCTACACACCACATTATAAATGCTCCCGCCTCTTGTAAAGCAATTTGCATTTATTTTATGTTCATATACTTTTTCTGTCACTCTAAGTCTTTTTAAATGACTATTTCGTAATTTTAATTTCTGATCTACATCCTTTTCATTTCCAGATAAAGTTTTGGAAACTTTTGAATTTATTTCAAGTCTTTTTGCTTTAGTTGAAAAGGACCTTGAACATTTTACATTACAAAATCTTCCTGAACCATAATTACCCAGGTGTTCATTAGAACACGACTCACATGTTTTCATAATATCTCCAATCGAACCTACTTGGAGATATTTAGTATAAACGGATTAGTAATATTAAGTTCAAAAAGCCAAGTCCAACTCTCCCGCGTTGGCGCTACCCCATATTATTAAATAGTTTACATTACCAAGCACGTCGTTTTGCAATTTGCTCCTGAGCTACTCGGTCATATTCGGCCTCGTAATTGGGTCTCTGATCCCGGTACGCTTTTACGAGAGCATCTACATGCCAAGAGCTCACCTGGTAATTATAAATGCTGTATCGAGATACATTTTCCAGTTCCATCGCAAACTTTTCAAAAGCCGATGTGTCCAGAAACTTCTCTTCTGCAACACGTTTTAAATCATGCCACATAATCAATCTCAATTGAATGTTGTTATGACAAATAAACGTTATCTTATGCTAAGAAGTAAGAGAAAAATTGGAGGGAGTAAGAGATCGAACTCTAAAGATCGATATTGGTAGGTCAACATCATCTCACCCTCAGTGCAATTTTATATGCTACTGAGGATGTCGCAAACCATCCTCAGTATTGGGCTCTACGCCACTTATAATAGTATCGAATGCGTTTCATGATGTCTAAACCTTCTTAATGTGTGGTGCTATATAATACAATGACTTTGATGAATAGTTAGAGTGGTTCACTAGAATTATTTCGGAAAATATAGAATAAATGTAGTACCTTGTCCAGGCTCTGATTCTACTTCTATTTTTCCATCTAGTTTCTGAACTATAGAAGCGGCTACTGAAAGTCCTACACCGGTACCTGGATAAGTAGGGTGTAATCTTTCAAACATTTTGAACAATTTAGGATAATAGGCCCGAGGTATTCCGATGCCATTATCTTTCACGGATATGACATGGCTGTACTCCGCGTCTTCAGAAGTTATTTCTATTGAAGGTTCTTCTGAACTATTGAACTTTAACCCATTGTCTATGAGATTATAGAACACTTCTTGTATCAGTATCTTATTTGAGGTTATTATTGGTAACACATTTAGTACCTTTACAGAGATACTTTTACTTTGCTCTTTACGTACAGAACAGATAGCATTAATAACCTTATTCAAATCAACATTTTCTTTTTCAATATCGCTAGATGTACGTACCTTAGAGAACCTATATAAACCGTCTACTACTTCTGCCATGTTTTCAGCATCTTGTTTTATGTCTTCTAGAAACACTTTTCCATCAGTTCCTATTACATTGCCATAGTCTTCTAACAAGGCTTGAGCCATACCATATATGGTTCTAGGTGGAGATTTTAATTGATGAGCAGCTACTGAAGCGAACTGTTCCAGGTCTCTAATGTGACTTTCTATTTCTTCTTGTTGTTTAACTTCTTCAGTTAGGTCTCTAACCTGTAATATAAAATGTTGGGGTATATCGCCAGTCCAAACCAGGCTCGTGCTTATGTCTAGTGTTATAATATGGCCTTTTTTATGTATGCATCTTTTCACTATTTGGTATTTTGATATTTTTCTAGATATCAAATCTTTTATCAACTCTTTGTCCGTATTAAGATCTAAAGGGTGTGTTATTTCTGTGAAAGACTTTTTTAATAAGTCCTGTTGAGCATACCCAACAATACTGCACAAAGAAAAATTTATATCTAACCATCTTCCATCTATAGATATAAGGGCTAACCCTATAGGAGCATTGTGCATGACAGACTTAAATCTATTTTCTGACATCTCTAAAGACTGTTGTCTATGTACCATTTCAGTTATGTCGCGGCCTACATTATAAGTCATTTTGAGATCATGGTCAGAAACACCGGACCACTCTATCCATCTCCACTCCCCATTCTTATGCTTTATTCTTTGTCTAAAAGTGATCTTGGATACCCTATCCTCTGATTGGTTATCATACCGTGCATATTCTTTCAAGAAACTATTAAAATCCTCTGGATGTATTAAAGAGACAAGGGTAACATCCTTTAGCTCTTCCGGGGTCCAGCCTAGTAAATTTTCGCAAGATGGACTTACCCATAAATATCTTTTCTTTTCTACTGGTGTGTCGTCTAAAATTACAGTCACCAATAAATCTGGAAAGACTGTAAGCCAGTTATCTAAGTGAGCTCTGGTTATATTAGCTTCTCTAGATGCCTCTATTTGATCCGTTACATCTCTAGCACTACCATATACCAGTCCTGTGCTTTGGAACGCTACCGCGTCCCATCTAGTCCATACCCATCTAGGACTCCCATCTTGATTATCTACCTTATGTCTGTATCTAATCAAGTACCCAGACATGCACGTAGGTAAAGCTATCTTTGATCCATCTATATTCGAACAGATAGGTACATCCGAAGGATGTACAAACGTTCTCCAAGGTCTTGAGGCCATTTCTTCACTAGTCCATCCTAATAAGGTCTCCCATTCTTTATTGACCCATAAATAACATCCATTAGGGTCTTGTAATTTTTGAGTAGCCATGAGAGTACCAGGAAGGTTCGTCCATCTAAAAGCTTCGTATTCATAAGAGTCTCGCTCTTTCTTAAGCGCATAAAAAGCATTTACTCCAGCTACTGCTAGTGGCCAAAATAAAAGTGCTGTTGTCAACGTCGTAAGAGTGGCTGCTACTTTACCAAGTGCTTTTATACTGTCTACTGACCTGTTAGATATATATGTAGCGTCTATAAAATGTCCAACACCACACAAAAATAAGAATAAAGCTAAGAAAATTAAGACCCAGGTATTGCTCTTACCTATCTCGGATTTATATTTTCTTGTGAGATAAATTATTTGGACTGATATAGCAGAGTATGTGAAAAAAGATAAAGTACCACTTATATAAATTAATGCGAGAGCCCAGAAAGGGCTTATACTATTAGAGAACCATTGAATGTTATATAACCCCAAAGTTCCATAACCTAAAAATAAAGATGTTAGTAGGAGTACTATCAATATTCTAAATTGTTTCATTATCATTATCTTTTAGGTAGAATTACTTTCTTAAGCCAGAACAACCCCAAAGCCTCGATTGTGTCGTCAAACTCTGTAGTGTTTACAGGTTTAGTGAGATATGCATTACACCCGGATCTATACGCAACATCAACATCTTCGGAATCACTACTGGTGGTTAATACTATTACAGGTATGATATTCATGTTTTCTTTTGATCGTACATACTTTAATACTTCTTCTCCCGACATGATCGGTAATCTCCAATCTAGAAGAATTAAATCTGGGTTAGAACCCGCATCTAACATATCAACAGCTTCTTTGCCATGGCTTGCCATAACAACATCAACGTCATACCCAGCTTTTTTTAAAGCTCTAACAGTTAACCTCATGTCTTGAGGACGGTCTTCGACCAACATAACTTTATGTGTTGTCATTATTTTGTCACACTTATGAGTTTAATTAAATCCAACCCCCCAGCACAAGATTGTAGTTTTACCACTATCAAAAAACATAGTGCGGCTACTATCCACTGTCCACCTTTCTCCCAAATAGATGAACCAATATTTATCAAAACCTTTCTGTTTGTTTCTCTCTTTTCTATATCTCTTTGAGTATTTTTCTGTACAGTTTCCCGATCCTGACGGACTATATCTTTACTGAATCTTCTATCTTCATCCAATAATCTTTGGGTTAACTCTAATTCTCTCTTTCGAGATATTTCTGCTTGTTGAAAAGTTAGATTCAATTCTTGGACAGATCTGTCTAAATTATCAAGCTTTGCAGCTATGCTTTTCTGTTCTAAAAGCAATAACTCTAGGCTATTAACAGAGTACCTATCTTCAAATCTCATGGGTGTTTGTGAGGATTGATCTGGCATGTGTTTTCTCCTGTATAGTTCGAGTCGGATACAAATGAAGTATTACCTTGGATTCGTTAATGGACAAACCCATATACAGTTAAAAATACTTTGATTTTAGGCAGTAAATAGTTTATAAAAGTTGGAGAGACTTACGAAAGGCTAGGTCTTTGTTGGATTTTACAATTGCATATAAGTTATCTGGGTGAAGACCTGGAAGTGCCGAACCTGTCAAATGAAATTGTTCAACTTTCAGATGACAAGGCTGCTCACATACCGTGATCCCATTTTCTTTTACATATCCCCCATTTGGCAGGGTCGTTCTATCAGAAATGTGATGAGAATTGATGCGATGGAGATCTGGGTCTTCATCATTTGGAGTCCACTTCTTTCCACACACCTGACATGTATATCTATCTCTGGTGAATACGTCTGTTCGGAATTTATCTCTAGTTGCTTTTTTACCCGCACTCATGACGGCCATTTATTCCCAGTTAAAGTTTCCCATTTGACTTTCATCCTACGAAGAGAGTCTTCTCTTTTCTTCAATTCTTTCTGTTGATTGTCTATCTGTGCTTGAAGCCCTTTAATCTCTTTGACAGCATTCCTCTTTTCTGATCTTTTTTGTAATTCTGATCTCCACTCTATCATAGAGTGTTCCGTAACACCACCTGTATCACCATATTCTACAATAGCACAATTATGCTTGGTGTAGTCTACATGTTGAAGGTGTAGACTTACAGCTCCTCTAGAAGACCAGGCTTTGCCCCTATTGGTAAACCTTAGAGAGGTTTTGCCATTGCTGTATTCACCTTTGTCATTTCTGATTTTGAACGTGGGCATTTATCACCATATTAAATCATTGCTACATCTACATGTGACAATATCAAAAAATCCACCATCGTAAAATTCACACATTACAGCTCTCCTCGAAAACGGAGAGCAAAGATATGGAGTCTTAACTGATTTTACGGGCTCAACAACTTTACAAGGCTCTGTTTTCACTATGACCTTGGGTGTGCATGCCATTAAACTTAAAGTCAATAGAACCAACAGCTTCTTCATAATATCCCTCTAAACGATTGTGAACGACCTGTAATCAGAGTGATTCTAACTTCTTTAGGTCTTGTTCTGCTTGGTCTAATTTCCATCTTGCTAGGTCTATGTTATATTGACGTAGGTCTTTTTCATATTGTTTAGACTTCTCTTTGTGTTCTAATTTTGCTTGTTCTTCTTTTTCTAACACTATTTTACATTCTTCTTCCGAATGTAAAATAGTGCCACCTATAAACATATGTAGTTCAAAAGAACTTGCATGGAATGCAATTCTAACAGTAGATCGAACACACCCATATAATTCGGAAAATTTTTCTAAAACTTCAAGAGGAATGTCTGGATACCAAGGTTCATCGTCACAATCTCCATCTAAAGGAATGTCTAACAACCCTAATAATTGGGTATACTTTGGGTCATCAAAGTCATTACGTGAATAAAAATCTTCTGTGACAGACCCTATTTGAACTGTAAGATTTTCAACCCCATTATAATGTGCCCAAATTGGAGTCTTATAACTTATTTCTGGTCTTATTGGTTTTGTTGGCATTTCGGACATGCTTGAGCCTTCCTTGAATATCGTGTTGTAGGGCCTTTACATCTTGGACATACATATATAGCTACGACCGGTTTTCTCTTTATGTTACCGCCCAAAACATGTTTCTTATACCCCAATGATCCACACTCTGCACATCTATATCTTCCGACCCACCCGACCGCAATTATCCAATTGTGATTGTCAAGACATGGTTCCCATGGACCAAGTTCTATTTCTTCATTTTCAATATCTTCAAGCATTTATATCTCTCTAGTCAATTGATCTACTAATTTTACCATGTAAGGCAATCTATATGGACCTGCCATACTCTTAACTTTTTGAGATATAACTTCAACATCTTGGGTAGAGGTAACATGTAATGGATTCTTACTGTCGCCCCTTAAAATTTGAATAGCATTTGCAGAAGCATACCTGCTTTTTGCAATACCTATGACCATGGTTTTCTGGGATATTGCATTATATAAATGTCTTCCCAGACCTGGATGATCTTGTTCCAAGTCTACATACCCGTCAACAATTATAGCTTCCAAAGGTTCTGGAATTTCTTCTAACAAGGATAGTAGACACGGCAACTCTCGTTTATAGAACTCTCCTGGTACATACGGTCCAAAACCATCTAAAATAACATAATGAGACCTGACGTGTCTTTCGTCAGTCCAATTTTCAAATAATACTCCAACAGCTTTCGCTGTATGATTGTCCTCATCGTATTTTACATCGGTAATCAAAATCATGGTATGCTCACAATCGTCGGTTGATTCCATCCTGATATATTTTGTACAGGCACACCAGACATATAAACTGTGTGATGTCTATGAGTATGCCCAGTCAGCCCTTGTACTATCTTTGAATAATTTTTATACAAATCTCTTCCATCAAATCCCATGAACCAGTTCTCATAATCAAAAGATGAGGTATTCTCATATAACAGAAAGTCCTCATGAGGAACAAAATGTGTACCCAATACTATCTTATCAATAGAAGAGTCCTTAGATACAAAGTCAAGATGCTCTCTAAGCCTTGACTGCACCAAATTGAAAAATTGCAGGTTGGTATAGCCTTTAGGTATTAATCCGTAGTCTTCAGCCGAAGAGAAAGCCTTCTCAGCACGTACAGCAGTATCTTGGTAGGTATTTGGGTATCTATCGTCTACTCTTTGAGAGGGTTTCCATAAGGATCCGTCATACCATCCTATATTACCAACAAAAGCAGTTCTATTTATGACTACTGGCGACAGATCTAATAGTTTGAATCCGGCTTCTTCTATTAAGTCTTGTATCTCTTGCTCATAAGATAATAAAGAGCATTTGGCCATATACAGGTCATGGTTCCCACAGACCCATAGTTTATGTTTTGCTTTGATCTTAGAGAGAAGTAGAACAGCTTCTTGAAAATCTAGGAAAGTTTGTCCGACATCCCCACCACAATAAAGGATGTCAATGTCTTCTATTGACATAAGAGAGTTGAGGTCTTTTTTCCCTCTACCTTGCCATTTTTGTTTACCAAGATGCAGATCGCTAACAGCGTGAATATTCATAATAAGCCTCTTATGTATGTTACAAGAGGCTTATTTTAAAAGTGTAGGAAGATTTCTTAAAGATCCATATCTTCGTACTTGGCTCGTTCTCGTTCTTCAACAAGGAGGTCTATTTTTCGACGACATTCTCGTCTCGGGCATGTCACATATTTCCATCGATCCCCATCATCGGGGTCCGAACCTTCTCGAATATCCGCGCCACAGAATTCAATTCGATAATGACAGCCCGGACAGACTCGTTCGAAAGCACCAACAGGTTTGTCACTAAGTACTCGTGCCATTTTTATCTCTTTCAATAGATGTTTTTGCTTTAATTAATAGAGGCTTCAATCTTTCTCCATTTTCACCATAAAGTAGAATGTATTCTTTTAAGGTCTTGACTATGCGATATGGAAGTTCTTGAGGAGATTTATGCGCTCTTGTAATAACCACCATATGTCTTGCTTCATATTTAGGTCTTTTACCCCCATACATCATTCCAGATTTAATTTGAAAAGGAATACCGTCTACCCACAAATCAATACCTTCTCTATCCTCTTCTCGAGTCGCCAGAAGTACCTCAAATCCCATATCCTCTAGTACAGCTTTAACACGCAACTCTGCCCGTTTCCCAATTTCGTTTTGGTCGTTCTTTGTACATTTTTGACAAAGACAATGTTCACAATGTTTGACCATTTTAAGCATGGATGGTTTCTCCGTTGTGTGTATAAGGATAACGGAAAATGAGGTTAGAAAATAAGAGGAGATTTAAACGAGGTGAAAACGAACATGGTTAGAGCCATTGATGAACTTGATGTTCATCTCTTCTGTAGTACCAAAACCGGCATGAACATGTCCGAAGAAATGAGCCTTGATCTTATGCTCACTCCAAGCAAGTGCGGTTGCAAGGGTAGTTATACCATAACCCAGAGGGACACTCGGGTGTTTATCCAAAATGTCTGCCGGAGGGGCGTGTGTTACAAGGATGTCCGGGTTCGAAGCAATAGTGGCTTCAACAATATCATGAAAGTCATGAGTCTCGCCTGCCCATTCTCCATAGATATAGTTGATTTCTCGAAACCCGGCAAACTTGATACCGAGTACCTCAACCCCATCGGTGGTTATGTCATAAGCCGGATAACCTTTCTTGCGGAGTTCTTCACCAAGGTTGATATAATCATGGTTTCCGGCAATCCACAGGAGAGGCTTATTACTCAACCGTTCAATGATCGTATCAAGAAGTGTACTGTTACTTACTGGCTGATAGAGCCATTCAGTCTGATATGGTACTTCTATCTCAATATTGCCCCTAGAATCATTCGGGAAAAAGTCTCCGGTACAAACCCAAAGATCTGGGGTCTCCGTTCCCGTAAGAAATTCTTTAAGGTTGCCGTGGAGATCGCTGAAATGTCCTACAATCATATTATCCTCCGTGTTAGGATAATAACGTTAGGCAAGATGAAAAAATAAGAGGTCTAAGCTTGATTTATCTATATTTTTGACGACACTGACTTTCAAAAACGCCTATTAGACCTTCATCTGTAAGGCCCTCAAGGTAATCTTGAAAAGTAACGATCTCTTCTAGGAGGTCACTGTACAATTGAATGTCTTGTAAGGTACCACAAGCCGGGTAACCTTCATCATAATGTTCATTATTGAACATATTCAAAATACGTTCAATAAGTTTTTCTCTCATCATTTCTAACCTCTATTCAGTTATTCGTCAAATATAATATCCATACGACTCAAGAGTTCTACATTCACCAAGATCTCTGGGGTATATTCGAAACGCTCTCTCGCCTCATCTCCCATACCCATGATCATTAGAACATGATAATCATTAGCAAAACATACGTCTACATCTCCACCATACGCGTCACGGAAAAAACCGGATCCGGTCGGGCCATACCATGTTTCATAGCCAACATATCGACCATCTTTTAATTTTAATACAACAAGCTCTTTACCATCCCATCGGTCACCATCCTCATAGTGGTGTATTACAGACTCTACATCCTCTAGAGTAATAGGACCCGCCATACACCCGTCAAGTGAAACGTAAGAGCCTGTCCAAGTGCGGTCTGATATATCAAAAGGGGTGTCCCCAAGGTCTTCGATCATATGCTTCGAAGTGCGAGTAAAGCCAGGCATGTTGAGCCCCGTGTTGCTGTGGTTATATAACGAAAAAGAAGCGTAGAGATAGCTTACTCCACTTCAGTCATCTTGATAGTCTTCATAAAGACTGTCCCAAACTTGGGGTATTTGTGTAAATCAATAAACTCTTCAGGAATGGATCCATCCTTGATTTGTTCTCTCAAAGTAGGA